AAACCTTCCATGAATCTTATCATAATAATCACCTCCTTTCATTATTAAGATAAGAAAAAAATAAGGAGAAAGGTAAGTGTTAAAATCTCTTACCTTTCTCCCCGAAATTAAATGCAAATAGGCGAGAACGATTATAACTCGCCCAACCGCACCTAGTGGATTCGAACCACTATCTTCTTCTATTTCTAGAAGTGCTCTAACCATTTAAGCTAAGGTGCTAAACTTTAGATAAGAACGCAGTTATGGCCAAATTGTTTCTGCCAGCGTTCGTTAATTTCTTCTTCTTCAGCAATATCTTTCATAACTTTTTCAACTACTTCTTCTAGATTATCGAATGTAGATTCGACTATCTTAGATCCTCTTTTAAGACAATCCTTAATAACAGAGTAAAATCCCAAATGTGTAGTTGTAAAAGTTCCTCTAGGACCACGATACTGTATATGATAGCCTTGGCTATCTGATTTTTCTAAATAAGTGTAAACTGCTTTGTTTCCATTTTCTAATACTGTTAATTGTTTCATTTTCATTTCTCCATTTCTAAATTAATTTTGTCTAGAAGGTTCCCCAAAATCTCATCCTTCCATGAGCTGTTAGAATTTTGTCTTAGTAAGTTAAGAAGCCGTTGCGTCTTAAATAACCTAATAAGGTACCGGCTACGTCGCTAGCGAACTTATCGTTAGTATGATAGAACTTGCTAGAGCCTAGTCTATTACCGCAAAGAAAACGTGTTCCATCATCGTCTCCGTTTTCATCAACAAGATAAAAGCTTACATTGTTCTGGTCTTTAGATGCCATAAATTCTGCAGCCAACATCTTGCCAGCAAACGGGCCAATATCTATTACCTTATGCTGATATAATTGTGCCATGTTTCTTTCGGGAAGTTCTTCTACCATCTTGTACCAAGCTTCCTTTTGATCCATAAGATCTTTCATGCAAACATGCCAACTCTGAAAAGTTTCATGATTAACGTTATTGAATTTAGACATTTTAAAACCACCTCCTGGCCTCCACAATGTTTCTAAGAGTAGCAAAGCTTGCTCATTAAAAATCATTATTAGTGGAAGATACCATGAAAGAAAAATAAGACTTCTGTTACTAGGATATCTTAACCCTACGTGCTTGCTCTAGCAAGTCTCCGAATCCAATAGATTATCGTATCTATCAACGGTTTGTCTTTAGCTGAGTTTACTCTCACATCACCTAAGTTATACAGTCGGTGGTTACTGGATTACAATTTGGCATCGTTATAGAATGCCTGGGTTGTGTTTACTCTCACCCAAGAAAAAGGTTAATAGAAAGAAAGATTTAATTAATCTTCCCAGCTATCATATAAATCTGAATTGTATTTTTCTCCAACCAAGTTTTGTCTATAAGGGCATAAACGAAAATTACTTCGAGTACTGTAACCACCATCGGATATCTTTTTGCCAAATATCTTCCGATAGTTTCTTTTACGACAGCTTCTTCTTGGTTGAGCGTCTGTGAAAAACCATCCATATTCATTTTCGTTTCTCGCATAACTATATCTCAAGTTCTTTGGATTTACATATGCGTGGAAAACCTGGAGTTGTTCTTCATAACCAGGGCCACCTCTAAAGAAATGGATAATATCGCCAGCGTATGCCCGGCACTCATTAAGAAGATGGCCTTCGTCATCTTCTACAGTTATTCTTATAGGGCTCATAACACGATATGTATCTGTTTTTAAGCCTCTGTCGCAAGCATATCGGTACTGGTCGGTTTCGTCAAGAAGCCAACCGTCATCACCAAGATAAGCAACAGGTGTATATCGGCACTTATAACTAATGTTTTGAAAATGACGTAATTCTTTAATTTCATCATCGTCAACATCATCATAAGTTAAGTCAATAATTAAAATCCTTAGATTCCAACCTGTACTTCGCATTGTTTCAACAACGTTCATTGGTAAGCAATCGTTAATATCTTTCATTTTCTTTTCTCAACTTTCTTGTTTTAGTTTGTGGGTTCCCCTAAGCTCTTCCCACCATGAGACTCTATATAGAAATTATCTACGTCTTATTTCAGAATGGCTGTACTCAAAAATAACCTTGTTGTATTCCAAATCTATTTCTTGAATATCATTGAAACAAGGCTGACAGAGTGTGTCTATTTCATGTCTTATGAAAATTTCTGGCCTTACATCAAAAGGAATATCTGACCATTTTTCATAGAACATCTTATTATGAAAATCTAAAAAGCCTCTTGTCTGAGGTTCAAGATTTCTTAAGATAGATAGTAAATCTTCTTTATCATGCTCTGGAAATTTGTCAGATAGGCCCATTAGATATCTTCCATTAGTGTCTTTGCAACCCATGGTAATATCTTTAACGCCTTCGAAAATATCTCCGTTCTTAATAACACGATAATAATATGTCCTACTGTCATCGCATTTAAGAACGTATATAAGTTCATTACCAGATTCATAATGGTTTAGAATTTTATCACAGTCACAGCCTTTAATTTCTGTAAAACATTCTGCTCTCTGTACTTCATGTACTTGCGGAACGCATTTACTATTTACGAAACTATAATCGACAGTTACTCTAGAACCATGGTCTTCACAGAAATCAAAAGCACTCATGCCAGTTGTTAATTGATAAACAATATGCGCAATTTGCTTTCTAGTTCCGGCAGATAAACTGTTCAATTCACTCAAAGGAATTCTGGTTCTTCTAGTGCCTTTACCTTCGCTTAAGAATAATTCTCCTGTTTCTTCAATGTCGAGGTAGAATTTCCATAAGGTAGTTATCTTCTGCATAGGTATTGTGAGGACTCTATGAGTAACATCAATTTTGTCATCAGGATCATCAACAGCTGAAACAGCATTGTAAACTACATAGTCCCAAGTGAATGGCAAACCATCTACGATACAGTTATGGTTGAATGCCATTTTTCTAGCTGTGTCGCTTCTCTGTTCACAAACTCTTAATACGTCTTCTAGGTTTGGCTCAGCAGGAATAACTAATGGAGTAACTGTAAGTTTCTTTAATTCGTTGAAAAGATTATCGTTAAATTTCATAGCCATAATATTGTACCTCCTAGTACAAAAGGTCATAACAGAAATCATTTTTAAAGATTCGTTATAACCAAGTTCAAAGTCTTATAAGTATTACCTATAAACTAGGCTTTAACTTACTAGACCTATTAAGATATACTAGACAACGTTATGTCTTTAAGACAATATTTGCTACCGTAGGATTTACTGATTTCTCATACCTTATAGTATATCACGAAAATAGAAAATTAAAACATGTCTATAGGATTTGAACCTATATTGCTTACCATTAAAATATTGATAAGTCGTTCTTCCATTTTAAACTAAGACATGTTGTAAGAATAATAACCTGTATCTTTTAGAAATGAGGAAAACTAAGCCTCTATGATACAGTGAGTAGACATCTGAACATCGTTGATTTTTCATACTCAGGATTATCAACAAACCCGAAAGTTTTTCAGTCTCGTTTTTAGTGCGCCTGGTTATACGATACAAACCACGTTGTTATCTTAGCTAGGACTAAGTTGCAACTTCTGCAAATAAACCTATAAAATATAGGCTTATTCTGCAGACTCTTTCTTAGCCGAAAGATATGCTAAGAAAGAGAAAACAGATATGCTTACAACCATCAAAACTGGCTGTTGGAAATAACCAGTAATGAAGCCTGAAAGCATAGAACATACCACCATAAATGTGCTGTCCTTCATTCTACTTCTTTCTCCTTTCTTAAAGATTCCTGCAAGGGCCTAGAATATTCCTTGCTTCGAATATCGTATCGTGTTATCTACGGATTTTACTTTAGCTGAGTTTACTCTCGCATTACCTAACTTTAATGGTGGGTAGTTACCAGATTACACTTTTACCTAATTTAAAATATAGGCACGCCTGTGTTTACTCTCAGCGTTGGTTTAATGTTACGTGTTAACCACCACGAGTATTTCCAATACAAATTTACTTCCCTGGAAATATCTTACAAATGGAGAAGTGATACCTGACTTATTCTATTGAAAGAACTATGCAGGTATGAATGACTTCGCAAGCGAAGAACATCCATGCTACATAGCATGTGAATAAGTCAGGATGGCGTTCAGCCATGATTCTAAGATCACGACCGTAGCTTTCCATGAACTTCAGCATACAGATCACCTCCTTTCATGCTGAATAAGATATTCGTTTCCAAATACCTATGGCCTTATGTACTGAGCAATACACTTAGGTCCATTATATTCCTCCTTTCTGCTCAGAATATAATTTTGTCTTTAAACGAAAATTATATATATGTACTGAAATTCTCCTTAAAATAGTGCTTAAATAAGGCTCTAAACCTGGGCTCTCCATATACTTGAAAAAATTTACTAGTTAAAATTTTCAGGAGAATCATTTAGAATGTTTACACCAGAGCAATTACCATTGTTTACAAGGAAGGTCAATAAGTTAAGATACCCAGTAACAAGAACCAAGACTTATAAAGTTTTAGCTTTAACAGAAAATGTAAACCTAGTTGATATATGGGATAATTTAGATATTACCAAAACAGATATTAAAGTATATACTAGTCCAAGATATTCTATTGGTGGTAGTGTATTTCAAAGTGATAAAGAATCAAGTAAGTTAATGAAAACTAAAGGGTTAATTACTTACAATTATATGAAGCAAGTTAATAAGGCCAATAGAAATTGTATGGTTGACTTAACTGCATTTGGTAATACTATAAGAAACAGAACTAGGAATGTCTTTAATACACCTAGGGCCAATATGTTATTTACTAGTGCCTTATCTACATTTGCTGATGATAAAGATTTCTATAATGTCTTACTATATATAATAGATACTAGAAAAGATTTTCAAGTTGCTTTAAATAGAAGATTGTTATGGATACCTATGTTTCATTATTTAAGACAGAAAGAAAACATTCCTTATATTAACTGTCTTTACTTGTGTGTAATTGGAAGTGCTGGTACTCCTACTTATGTTAAATTATATGATAAGAATGAAAAGATAAATTATGTCAAAGCTTTAGCATTATTTAAATCTATAAAAGTAAGTGATATTGCTTTAGAAAACTTTGGTAACCAAATAGCTAATGAAATGGAATTAACTGAAAGTGAAACTAATACTATAAGTAATGTCATGGCTAAGAAAGACATGATGAGAGTATCTTCTGAAAAAGCTAAAGATGTTATTAAAGAATCTATTTCATTTATAGTACAGAAACATCCTGAACAAGCTAATGACATTACTGAGATACTAAATAATAATAGTACCAATGAAGAAGATAAATTAAGAAAGAAAGCTTTACAATTAGCTGCTGTTAAATATAAAGTTACTGGTAATAGAAAAGAATTTGATAATACTATGGCATCTGTATCTAGAGAAGATATTAAGAAGTTGCCTAAGAAAGATATTACTAATAAGATTACTAGTTATGATAATGAACTAGGTAAATATGTTGAAAGATCTAGTACTGACTATAAGCATAATAATATATCTACTGATGAAGTAAGATCTAAGATTAATATTAATGAAGTATTAGATAATAAGGTACCTGGTTCTATTATGGAAAATAAGCAAAGAGATTTTAATACTAATCTATTTAATGATTTAGTCAAAATCTTAAAGACATTCTCTACTAAAAAGTTTCCATTAAAATTAGTTAAGTATAACATTGATACTAAATATGATACAGCTGATATTAAGGCTAGTAAATATGTGTCATTTAAATTCATAATGAAAGATGACCAAGGTACTGAATATCCTAATGAAGTATTACTTCCTTATATTAATAAGGATGGTACTATGACTATCAATGGTTTAAGTAAAGTCTTAATTGGTCAATTATCATTGAAACCTGTTTACTTCCCTGAACCTCATTTATGTAAGATAAGTACTTACTTCTCTACTATGCAAATTCAATATAGAATTGTAAGAAAGAAAGCTTATGCTATATCTTACGTAGTTGGTATGGTTGTACCTATGTATCTTATCTTTTCTACATTATTTAAAAATGGTTTAGATGACTTATTTAAGAGATTAGGTTTTACTAGAAAAGATTTAATCATTACTGATAACGAAGCTGATACTAGAAAAGCTAAAAAGGATAATGCTAAATGGTTCTTATCTTTTGATAATAATGAGTACATATTCTTCCCTGTTAATATAATGGAATCTAATGAATATGCTAGAACTATTTTCCATAGTATGGGATTAATTAACTATAAGAATAGGCATATTACATCTAGTCAATTCTTAGATAATAGTTTCCAAAAAGAATTAATGGTTATAACCACAGGTAGAAAGAATGCTGGTTATTCTATAGAATCTTTTTATGAAGGTTTCTTAGATCCTATCTCATTAGAAATTATTGAAGGCCAAGGCTATCCATTAATATTAGATGAATTGATATGGAGATGCTTTAAAGAAGTTCATACAGATAAAGCTAATAGAAGAACTGACTTATCTATTGAAAGGTATAGATCTACTGAAACTTTCTTACAGATATTATATAAGCAATTACTTATGGCTTATAGAGTGTATGAAACTAAAAGATTAATTGGTTATAATAATGCACCATTCTCACTAGAAGCTGATTATGTATATAAACAGATTACTGGCTCTCAATTAATAAGACAGAATGAATGTGTTAATCCTGTTGAAGAAATGGCTAGTGCTACAAGAGTTACTTATGTTGGTATAGGTGGCGTAGCTAATGCTGACGGTGTTCCTGAAAAGATGAGAACTGTCGATGAAACTTATTATGGAACAATAGATACCATTGATACACCTGAAGGTGGTGGCAACGTAGGTATGTTACAACACTTGGCAGTAGATGCTGAAATAAGAGATAACCGTGGTAACTTCGTTATTAAAGAAAAAGATAATAAGGAAGGAAATGGTATTAATTCTCTAAGTACTTCTTTTACACCTTTTAGTAATCATGATGCTGGCGCTAGATTAATTATGGCTGCTAACCAAGTAAGACAGTCTGTTCCATTATTACATAAACAAGTACCATTAGTTCAGACAGGTTATGAAACTGCATTAGCTGGTTACCTTAGTTCTAACTATGTAAAGAAGTCTATATATGATGGTGTAGTTAAATCTATTGAAGATGATAAGATAATTATTGAATCTACTGAGAATGGTTCTAAGGGTAAAAAGCAAATAGTTGATTTAGATCCACAAAAACTAACATCAGGTATGTCTGTTCATAGTATATCCTATTATGATGTTAAAGTTAATCAAGGCCAAAAGGTAAAGAAGTATCAATTATTAGCTGAAGGTTCATCTATCAAAGATGGTACTATATCATTAGGCACTAATCTATTAGCAGCATTTATGCCATACAATGGATCTAACCATGACGATGCTATTATATTATCTAGTAAGGCTAGAGATGCTGTTACTAGTAGACACATGGAAACTATCACATTAAATATACCACCTGCTACTAAATTCTTAGTAGTACCTGGCAGAAGTGAAAAAGGTGATAGATTTGATGTAGTTCAAAAGTTATTAAAGATAGGTGAAGGTATTGAGTATGAACAAGGTGATACTATTATTAGTTATGTTCCTAGAAACCTTGCCCAATATATTGAACTTAATCCTGATGAAAGAATATATGGCGGTGGCGTAGTTAAACATAAAGCTAACAAGAATGGTAAACTTATAGATGTTAGAATCTATAGTAATGAAGATATCAAAGATTACCCTGAATTAAAACAACTATGGTTAATATCTAGCCAGAAACATAACCTTACTGAAAGTGGACACTATAATATTAAGGGTACTAAAATCGAAGGTATGGTTATTGAATTAGATTTTGAATATCTAGAAACTGGTGATAACTTAGGTGATAAATATGCTAACAGGCATGGTAATAAGGGTGTTATAGCTTTGAGAGATGAAGCTATGCCAGTTACTCCTTGGGGTGAACCTATTGATATTATCTTCAATCCATTAGGTGTTATAGGCCGTATGAATCCTGGTCAATTATTTGAAGCATTACTAGGCTTAATAGGTTGGAAAGTCAAACAAGAAATAATGAAATCTCCTACACAGAAACACGTAGTAGATATAATTAATAAGGTATACTATAAGATACTAGATGGTAGTAAAGATAAAATTATATCTAAAACTTATATGAATGTAATTAAGTCTATGAGTAAAGATAACTTTAATAGATGGTTAGAAAACCTTAAAACACAAAGAGGTTTACCTTGGATATATCCTACATACCATACTCCTTCAATGAAAGAAATAGCTGCTGGTCTAAGTGCTGTAGGATTAAAAGATAAATACTATTTAGACTTACCTCATTATGGACCTAATGTAAAAACTAAGTTTCCTGTCACTGTTGGTTATCTATATATGTATAAGATGGAACACGTAAGTTCTCATAAGTTAGCTAGTAGATCTACTGGTTCTTACAATAGTAGAACAGGTCAACCTACTATTAGTTCTAATGCTAAGAGTGGTCAAAGAGTAGGTGAATTTGATTCTTGGTCATTATTCTCTAATGGTGCAACCAATATTCTTAGAGAAATGTTTGGTCCTTTAAGTGATGACCATATAGCTAAGAATCAATTAATATCTAACATTATTGAAAATGGTTATAGTCATATACCACCTCAGATGTATTCTACTCCTACTAGAGATTTACTTGAAGTTTACTTTAGATTAATGATGTTAGAATTCGGAGGTAATTAATACTATGCCTATAATAGCTGAAGAAAATATTTCTTTCTATGATAAATATGAAAATACTTTAAGTAGAAATACTATCGTATATGATAATGTAACTAGTGATAAAGTTCATAATACTAATTACAATAGTAACTTTCTATTAAGTAGACTAAATGACTTTTATGATTTAAACCATATAGAAGTTACTATGATGGAACAGTTCAATGAAGAAATATATCAAAGAGTAGTCTATGAAAATATACTAGAATTTAGTAATCCTTTTATAAGGGAATCTTATACTATTACTAAACCATATAATATAAGTACAACTATTCCTTTTGATTATGACTATGCTTATCAATATGACTCTATTATATTAGCTGGCATAAATTATTTTAATTACTATTTAAATGATAAGTTTGAATACTTTGATTTTACAGTAATGAATGACAAGTTAAGTAGAATGGATTCATTTTATATTTTTAACTTTTATCTTAAAATAATTAACTTACTAGATTGTACTATGTATAAAGAAATTCAAAATAATCTAGAAAATTTGTTCGAGATGCTAGAAGACATGCCTTTAAAAGATAAAATAAATAGGGTCAAAGATAAAGCCTATGTTGCTATAATCTGGAATAATTTACTAAGTTATTTGTCAAAATGTAACGCAGACTTACACGAATGCTTTATATCACAATCATGGGACTTTATCGGAGACTATATTACAAATAGAATCTGAAGGGAGATTAACCCATGATCTTGGGGTTTCAGGGCACGACCCTTATTAATTATCCTAAGCAAGTTGCCAGCATTATTTTCTTAGCTGATTGCAACTTGCATTGTCCTTATTGTTATAACAAGTCGTTAGTATATCCTAACAGAAGTATGCAACCATTATCTAAAGACTATATCTTAAAAGAATTGAAAGATAGAGAAAACTTTAATACTGGTGTATGTATTAGTGGTGGTGAACCTACATTATATCATTTAGAATTAATCGAATTATTAGATGATATTAAAAGAACAGTTCCTAATATTAATATTAAATTAGATACTAATGGAACTAGACCTGAAGTGTTAGAACCATTACTTAAATCTAAAAAGATAGATTATATCGCCATGGACTATAAGACTATTCCATCAGAATATAAAGGCGTCTTTTCTAAATGTGATATATCAGATGCTATAACAGAATCTATGAGAATCATTAGAGAAAATTTAGATCCTGAACATTATGAATTTAGAACTACTGTTACTAGAGATTTCTTTAATGAAGAAGTTGCTAAAGGTATGGCTAAATTCTTACAGAAACAAGATCACATCTATATCCAAAATTTTAAATACTTTGGTGAAGAATTCCATATTAATATCAGAGCATTTAACGATGTAGATATAATACCATTTAGAAAAGATGAAATCACTAAGATAATAGAACCTATTACTAAGAAGTGTGATAATGTTTTCTTTAGAAATTTTTGAAAGGAAGTTTTATAAATGTCAGATACTGTAATTGAAACCCATCAACGTAAAGTAGTTCCTATAGTAAGTAATGAATTTAATCCTACTGACAGTTATATTCAAAAGAGTATTTCATTAGTAGATAATTATATAAGTCATAATAACTGGAGAATCAAAGAAAATTCTAATTCTAGTTATTCTATTCAAGGTATGTATGACCATATAGTTCAATATAGTAATTCATTATATTGGTTATACAATGTATATGATAAAGATATTAGAGAAACTCATATAAGAGGAGATTTTCATATTCATGATTTAGGATATCTAACAGCTTATTGTATGGGTTGGGATTTAGAAATGTTACTCATAAAAGGTTTCGGTGGTGTTATGGGTAAAGTTAGATCTAGACCTCCTAAACATTTTGCTGCTGTATTAGGACAGATATGGAACTTCTTCTATACTATGCAAGGTGAATCTGCAGGTGCACAAGCCTTTTCTTCATTTGATACATATCTAGCTCCTTTCGTAAAGAGAGATAATCTTAAATATGAAGAAGTAAAACAACTAATGGAAGAATTCATTTATAATATGAATGTTCCAACTAGAGCAGGATTCCAAACACCATTCACTAATATCACATTAGATCTACAATGTCCTAATATTCTAAAAGATAAGAATATTATAATAGGTGGAGAAGTTCAAGAAGAAACTTATGGAATGTTCCAGAATGAAATGAATATGATTAATAAGGCATTCTGTGAAGTTATGATGACAGGAGATGCTAGTCAAAGAATATTCACATTCCCTATACCTACATATAATATTACTGAAGATTTTAATTGGGATAATCCTGAGTTAATACCATTATGGGAAATGACTGCTAAGTTTGGTATACCTTACTTTGCTAATTTCTGCGGTAGTGATATGAGTCCAGATGATGCTAGATCTATGTGTCTTAAATATGAAACTAATCTGTATGTTCAAAAGAAAAACGGTAATACTATTAGTAGAATGATGATTGGTGACTTAGTAGAAAGATCTAAACATTCTCAAGGTAAAATTAAATTCCATCAAGAATATCTAGTAAAAACTTCTCAAGGATTTAAACCAATTAAAAGTGTTATCAAAACTACATCAGATTCATTTGTAGAATTCATTACTACAGATGGTTATAAACTTAGAATAACAGACAATCATCCTCAAGTTGTATATAATGATAAAGATGAACAAGAAGTCGTTATAGCTACGAATTTAAAAGAAGGAATGAAAGTCTTAATTAATAAGCCTACTACCGGTGAACAATTCTTTTCTAAAATAGATAGAATTGAATATATCAAATCTAGTAGAAAACTTAATGTCTATGATATTGAAATAGATGATGAAGAAGTGCATGATTTCTTTGCTGATGACATATTAACTCATAACTGTTGTAGATTAAGAATTGATAATAGAGAACTTAGAAAAAGAGGTGGTGGCTTATTCGGTAGTAATCCTATGACTGGTTCTGTTGGTGTAGTTACTATTAATATGCCAAGAATAGGTTATCTCTCTAAAACTAAGAAAGAAATCTTTGAAAGACTAGAAGCATTGATGGATATAGCTGCTAGATCTTTAATTAGAAAAAGAGAAATCATTGAAAAGAATGTCGAGTATGGTTTATATCCTTACATTAAAATATATCTAGCTGATATTAAGAAAAGACTTGGTTCTTATCTAGCTAACCATTTTAATACTATTGGATTAGTTGGTATGAATGAACTATGTCTTAATTATATGAATAAGGATATTACATCTCCTCAAGGTTTAGAATTATCAAAAGAAATATTAAACTTCATGAGAGATAAAATGGTTCAATATCAAGAACAATATAAGACTCCATTTAACTTGGAGTCTTCGCCGGCAGAGGGAACAGCATACAAGCTTGCCCAAATAGATGTCGAAAGATATAAGAATATCATTACAGCTGGTACTAAAGAATCTCCATATTATACCAACTCTAGTAATATAAGTGTTAAATCTATGGGAGATCTATTTAGTGATTTAAGTCATCAAAATGAATTACAACCATTATATACAGGTGGAACAGTCTTCCATATGTATATGGGTGAAAAGTTAGATGACTATGAATCTGTTAAAATCTTATTAAAGAAGATATGTAACAACTTCAAGATTCCATACATTAGTTTCACTCCTACCTTCAGTATATGTCCAAGATGTGGATATATATCTGGGGAACATGAAACTTGTCCTAATTGTATAGAAGTCGAATCTTAAAGTAATTTTTTTGCTTCTCAATATTTAGGCTACTTACCATGGCATAACAATTATATATGTCAAAAGGTAAGTAGCCTTATAATACCTAAATAATATAAAAACGTTAAAAAATATAAAGAATTTTATAAGCTTTTATATGGTTTAGGCTTGAAAAACTATTGGGGTGGCATTTAATTGCTTCCTCAATAGAAAAGCGATACTTACAACTTTCACTTTTTTGATGTAAGATGACATAATATAATTCCTTTAATTCTTTAAATTCTACAGAATATTTCAATTCTTCCAACGACTGACGTATTCTGCTAATAGAATTCTCAGAATTATTAAAAATTATATTACGTATTTGTGGTTTATCTTTCAAGTTGTACTGATGATGTAACTCATAAGCACGTCTTGAAATTTCTATACTAGATAAAATCATATCTGGTAAGTGTTCAGATCTGTAAGTTAAATTACCTTGGATACTAGAATAAGCTGGATTAACTTTAGTTACTTTGATTGAATATACATCACAAAGTTTCTTAATAATATTTTCCAGTAATTTTCTATTCCATTGGTTATTAACTAACTTATTGAACCTTCTACCCATATGATTATCTTTAGACACTATTGATAAATCTTCTAAAGAAAATAATTCACATTTATAATGATTGGCAGTATTACATAATTGATAAGCTACATTAATAATTTCATATTTTCTCTTATTAGTACAATACTTCTTTTCCGGACTATTAATAGAAACAGTAAGAGAATTCTCATAATCATTAAGTGGCTTTAAAGAAACTACTCCAGATTTTACTATATAATATTTATCAGAATCTTTCCAATCAATTACAGACCAGCCTATATAATTAGGATTCATATCAATAGAAAAGATTCTATCTTTCTTTTTGACAGTTTCTTTGATTGGTTCTAGTTTAGATTCATCAAACATCATATAGATATAATCTGTACTTAACCTATAAGTTATTGGCAACTGCTTATTATTCTGAGCAATCAATAAAGCATCTAATTTCTTTCTATAATTCTTACCAACTGATTCTAAATTTAAGATATAGTGTTCTTTACGATTAGGCTTAAATAATATTCTAGAATTAGTTTGTATCTTAAACTTTAAGTTCCCGCAGTCGTAAGCAGCTCCTACAACTTGCAAAGGTCTTAGTTTCTTTAATTGAAATTCTTCCTTAGTAATCTTATTATGTAATCTATCAAGAAAAAGTTTTCTTCCACCAAAGATATTTTTCTTGTCATGATTATTATTCATAGCAAGTGTTGTCTTAACATCATAAATAGCACCATTCTTAAAATAAGTATCTAGATTAATATTATTCTTAGTTTTAAGAAAAGCCATGATATCTTTAGTACTTGCTTTAGGGTTATCAAAAAGATAATTATAAACTAAATGATATATTGAGTTATAATTCTTAATAAGATCTAATATAGTAGAAGAATTATCAGTTTTATACTTTAATTTCATAGTAATCATAAACCATAATTCTCCTTTATAAAATAATAACTAATTAGATCCTTATCTAATTAACTTTATTTTATTATAAGAGAAAGGAAAATTATGGTAAGTTATAAACGATTACTAAAATTAATGATAGATCGTAATATCACTAAAACAGAGCTCATGAATAGAATCAAAGTAACTGGTGCAACAATAGCTAAACTTAGTAAGAATGAATATGTTGCATTGTCAGTATTAGATCGTATATGTAATGAATTAGATTGTAAGATAGAAGATATCTTAGAAATCATTAAATGAATCTATATAATTCTTAATATTATTTAAGAAAAGTTAATTATTTCACGAAAGGAACGTCTTATGGAAGATGTCAACATATACTTAGATAAATATAACCTTATTTTAAATCCTAACGAAAAGATAGTAAATTCTATTAGAGAAAGATTATCTAAAAATGGTAATCATTGTCCTTGTGTTTCTCCTATGACTGAAGACACTATATGCCCTTGTAAGAATATGAGAGAAACTGGTAATTGTTGTTGTAGATTATATATCAAAAAAGAAATTCTTTGAAAGGAACTATTTAAAATTATGAAACGTATGATGGAAGTATTACAATCTGATGGTACTTGGAAATATGATAATGTAGATTTTCCAGGTAAACTAATAGTAATAGAAGGAATAGACGGAGCTGGCAAATCTACTATCACTAATCTATTAAGTGAAGAATTAATTAAAAGAAAACCTAGTACTAGTAAATATGATGTTAGAATTACTAGAGAACCAGGTGCTACCCCAATATGTAAGAAGTTAAAAACTATTATTAATACTACAACTACTATTGATTATGTAACTGACTTCTTATTATTTGCTGGCTGTAGAAATGAAAATATTAATAAGGTTATTATACCTAGTTTGAAGAAAGGTGATATTACTATTAGTGATAGATATGTCTATAGTTCTTTTGTATATCAAGGTTTAATGAACAATGACTATGAAAGAATCTATAAAGTACATAAGATGTTAGATTTAATCTTAGTACCAGATATATTATTCATTTTAGATATTGATCCTATTACAGCTATAAAAAGAACTTCTTCTGATGATAAATTTGAAAAGAATAATATTGATTACTTTAAAAAGATTCAAAACTTTTATATAGAAAAATCTGATGAATGGGCAACTGACGGTTGTCAAAAACATATTATAGATTGTAATAATAAAAGTAAAGATGAAATTGTAAGTATACTTTTAGCTAAAATTAATGAAAATTTCACCTCTACTAATTTCTCTTAAGATATCTCTAAAGGAGTATTACTTATAATGGATAACGATATGATTCTAAATGAAGTTAATAGTATGGAAGATTCTCATAGAAAAGTACAAAGATGTAACTGCAAGACAGAAGTATTTTCTAGAGTTACGGGGTTTTACAGACCTGTAGAAAATTTTAATATTGGTAAGAAACAAGAATTTAAAGATAGAAATACTTACGGCTTCTAATTTATAAGATTAAATTAACCTACTTAGATTGACATACTTATATGTTTCTAAGTAGGTCTTAAACCACGCTGATGTTTCATGGTTTCTCACTATCTGGAACTTCCGCTAAATCAGGATCAACTAAAGTTTTATCATATCTACATAAGCAATCACCACATTTATAATAACCTAAGCTTTCATGCCACCATAGATAACCACCACAATGACATCTTCCTGTAGTAGATACTCTTCCTGATTCTTCTCTGTTTTCTTTAGATCTTTCCTCTAATAATTCAATAAGCTCATTTATCCTATCATCATTACTAGCTATAGGATCTACGAATACAGGTTTACTAGACACCGTTTCCTTTTTCTTTTTCTTACCCAAATTATTTTGACCCGCCTTTTGGTATAAGATATTTAATACAACTAGACATAAATTTTTTGCCAGCATGGTGAAGGGCCAGATCTAGAGAAAAATTTGCCCTTAAAACTCTAGACCTGGCTTGCTTCAACTTATCAATATTCGACCTATATTATATATTACTTTAATCAAAGGTCTTTATCTTTTTGATTATGTCTAATATTTCTAATACTATGACTTTAGTCTTATTACTTAATATTCTAGTACTTTCATTATCTTTATAGAATTGTATAATTTCTAATGGTTGATTTTTCTTTAAACTAAATGACCACCAATCACATATCATTTCTAAGATATATTCAATATCCATATCTAATACTTTAGTATTACCATCATCATTTCTTAATACCCAATATTGCCAATGGTGAGGGTTATGATGTTGATGATGTAACCATGCTTTATCAAAGTCAGCTTGTCTATCTATCTGACCAGATAATACTAACACATTAAATTTATCAGTTGGATCTCTATAAAAGTATTTATCATAAGCATCATATTCTTCTTCATCAAATTTAGATTTATCATGTAAGATAATATTATCATCTACTCTGTCCATATTAACATGATACTTTTCTATAAATTCTCTAGGTAAATTATCACTTAAAATATTCCAAGCTCTTATAACATTATCCCTATGTTCTCTAATGTAATTATCGTATTGTTCTGACATAATTACTTTTCTCTTAAATCTAAGAGTTCCTTTCTTAATGATACTATATATCTTTCTATTTCATTTATCATTCTTAAACTAATATCAGACTTTAATCTTTTCTTTAAATTAACAATAGTAGATATAATATCTCTTTCAGGTTTCTTACGTTTTTCTTTAATGAATATAACATTCTGATGGTCATGCCTATTAATAGAATCACATTTTAAATTACAATGTAACTTCTTTTTAAAGAAACAACCATTACAACTATAGTCTTCTCTATCACTCTTTATACAAGTAATTAACTTTCCATGATACTCAAATGATTCGCCAATGGCATAGAATTTATCTAACATTATTTTGATCTATGCCTCATTTCTTATTTTTATAATCTGTAGTATAGAAACCACTACACCTAAAATGTATCGGAACAGAATTCAATAACTTAGTCATTTGAGTTCCACATTTATCACAAATTATTTTAGCTTCCTTATTAAACGTAAGGAATATCTCAGTTTCGTTTCCACATTTAGGACATCTATAATCATACGTAGCCACAGTAAATATTTTCTCCTATCCAAAGAAGTATATATAAAGTTATTTCTATTTTGCCAGAGTGGTAATTGGCCTATCCAGATTTCTCCGAATAGGCCAAATCAACTTTATAGAGGTTTATGCAATTAGTAACTATTTATTAATGATTAGTCGGTATATTGTTATCATCAGGTTTAACGACTCTATTGCCATTAAAATCGCCACTCATTAATTTAACACCATTTACTAAAACTAGTCTTTCACCGAATTCTACATCCTTATCTATGATACTAGACATAATGGCATTAAATCCATTAGCTTTAGCATTAGTACCATCAATAGCTTTACCTGTAGAACTATTACTAATCTGAGAAGCTATAACATTTAATGAACCATTACTGCCAACATTAATAGTTTCACTAGTAGATTTACTATTAACTATAACAGTATTTAATGAAACTTGACCAGCATTAATAAGCATAGCTTTACCAGTATCATTATTAATAGTGCCTAATATTTGATTATACATAGTGCCACTAAAAGTAATAGCTGGATTGGCATTATCACATCTAAAGTTACAATTCATTAATGTAGCAGATCTAGTTGCATTATTAAATTGAACAGGACCATAGAAATTACAATTAAATATTTCGCTAGTATAATTAATAGCTATATTCTTTGGATTAGACTTCTTACCAAAAGTAATATCTCTAATAGATACAGGACTATGATCTAAAGCATCTACAGTACCAAATGTAACATTAGCATTAATTAAAGCCTTAACAGTTTCGCCTTGTATAGATACACCTGTAGCAAATGTGATATCTTCTTCATTATAAGTACCAGTAGCAATTCTAATTAAGTCACCATCAACAGCAATTAATGAAGCAGCTCTAACTGTCTTAAATGGTTTTAATATAGATCCGTTACCATCTTCATCTACGGCATTACTATCAACATACAAAGTTTTACTTATGGAAGCATGACTATGATTACCTTCAGCAACGGTTCCAGCTTCAATACCAAAGTTCTTATTAAAAGCACTGTTCTTTTCAAATTTATCTTCCTTTGAATTATTTAATCCTTCAATAGCTTGATTAGCATTTTCTAAACTTTGATGTAAAGCAGATATGTCTTGACCTATATTAACTATGTTTTCTTCGATATTAGATATCTTTAATTCACTGGCTGATACTCTTACAGATACTTCAGATATCTTTCCATCTACTTCTTCTTTAGTGTAATAGTCTGACATGTCGTCATTACCTAATTGGACATTTAACCAAGTAGTACCATTATCTTTAGAGAATTTTAATCCACCTTCTGGATCTTGGTCAAACCTCAATATAGCATTAAGGTTGTCACCTCTCTGGAATACGATGTCAGCTGGAAATGTAACAACACCGCTACCATTCTTATTTAACATAAAGACAGGAGAATCAGTACCATTCAAATCTGCTTTATCATTTAGATATTCTTGTAATTCTCTTACATTAGGTCTTTCTGTTAAAGCATCTACTAATCCTGTAATAGCTTCAATATTATGTGCGTTTTCTGCATTTCTATAAGTTAAATCATTATGAGATACAGGATATCTTGTATAGAATACTGGTCTACAATCAAATATCATTTCTTGTGTTATTGCTGTAGATGTTGATTGCAATAATATCATAGCACAAGGTAATACATTCTTCGGACATTCTGGTGCTCTTGGATTTGCTGTTACTACTTCACCATCTAATATAACTATAGATGCAGCTGTATTAACACCAATTAATACTATTTTACAACCTACTCTAGGTGCTGTAATTACTTTAGATGTACCACCTGGAAATTCTACAAAGTTAGTTCCATTATCCCAAAAAGAACCTTCTCGAACCCTTACTTTCATGTCAGGCATTTCACTACAACATACCTGAAACATTTTCATTTGTTGGTCAAATACTCTAAGCAAATTACCTTTTGGAGGAAAATTCATGATATAAACTCCTTTACTAGTAAAGTTAAATTAACTAGAAATTTCTAATTTAGTTTGTTTTCAAGGAAGTTTATACTGTTATAATTACCTACCAGGTTCATTCATATAATCAGGAACCGTTCTAGATGTGATAGTACCCGGAATAGCCTCTTTACCAGTAAGCTCACTATATATATCTGTATTAGGACCACCTCTATTACCTTGAGGTTGGTCGCTTTGAGCTTCACCGCCTGTTGCCGTAGCTATCTCAGACGAAGTTGCCAGTTGGGTTTCATCACTTTCTTCTTGATTTTCTGTATCAGCTGTTTCACCTATTAATTCTTTCATATTAAGAAACTCATTAGAATAATTACTTACAGTTTTATCAGATATAACCTTAACCTGGTATAATGGCTTAAACGTAATAGATACATCTACATAATTTGGCCTACCATATTTAACACTCATAGCTAAACTGTTTTCATCTCCACCTAAAGTTACACTCATAGTTTCTATCATAGCAGCCGGTATATAGAACAAATCTGAAACTTTAACACTCATATATAATGGAGGAAAATATGTAGCATCAGTTATACTTTCAAAAGTAACCTCTTTAGTTTCTTCATTTACTTGTTCACCTATAGTAGATGGCATAACTAACGCTTTCAATATACATAAAGGATTAGTTATACATAATTTATGTAAAGTAGTACTCATAGGATTGGGGTTGTATAATCTAACTCTAAAAGAATAAGCTGTAGATGTACCTGAATTGTTCCATAACTTAGGATATATTGGCCTATGCCCAGACAATGTATCAGCTGCTGCTCCTCCGAATGCAGCCAATATTTCATTAGTGTTCTTTCCAAAAATCTTATTCTTATCTAAGTATTCTTTAATACTACCTGTAGTATTTTTGAAATCAATATTCTTGACAGCTTCATTTGCTTTGCTTGCTGTTTCAGGGTCTAGAAAATTTCCTATAACACTTACCATATCAGTTAGTATATTACCTGTTGCATCTTCACCAAAATTAGAGTTTATAACTCTCATAAAATCAGCCAACTTATTATTAGAAAAATTCTCATATATATTTCCTATTAATGTTGAGCTACTTATATCATTGGTATAAGTTTCATTAACAGCGCCTTCCTGAAGAGCATATATATTAACAGTTTTAAAATCACTATATGTCCCTTTAGGCAAACCTAATGCAGTAGCTCTTGCAGCTAAAGATAAAGAACCTTTAGTTGAATCAAATCTAATTGTATTATTAGCTAAATTTTCAACAGCTTCCTCTAATGTCTTAGTTTCTATGATATAAGGAGTAATTTCTAATTTAGTATATACCTGTTTTCTTTCTAACCAATTAAGTTTAGACATACTTCCTTTAGGTGGTAAACCAATATTTATAGGTACAGCCATATCTATATCTCCTTAATATTAATCAAATATGTTTAAATCAGCAGTTCCAGATCCTACATCAAAACTTGGCATATGAGATAAACTATTGTCTATATAACTTGCTGTACTATTTACAACAGGTTGTATATTGTTGTTATATACTTTTACAGTACTATCTTTAACTTGATTTGCATCAGGTAACTTCTTAGCTATTTCTTTAACACCATTAACTAACTCTTTCAGTTCCTTATTTTCTGAAACAGTTTTTTCTATTTTATCAATGCCATCTTTTAGGTTAGTAACTGTCGCTTGAAAACCTTCTTTAGTAACTTCTATAGTTTCTGTTGCAGTATTCTTAGTTTCATCAAAAGCATTAACTAAACTCTTAGTTAACTTTAACGCATCTTCGTTTATACTGTTCTTTCTTTCTACGCCTAATTTACCAAAGAATTCATTTGCAAAAGCCTTAGATTTAGGATCAAGATCTTTAGTCATATCTTGCCATGCTACATAATCTTTGTCTAGATATCCATATTCTGGAACATATTGTTTTTCATAGATATCCTTAACCTTATTAAGCATATTTTCATAAGCAACACGTCTACTTTCTTTAGACCCTGTGCCGCCCATAAACAACTGTCCCCAACCTATATTGTTGTATATATCGTCACTACTTAAAGAACCATATGTAAGACTCTTAGACTCTTGAACTGCCTTATCCCAAGCTTTTTCATATACATTCTTAGCCATATCAGATTTAGGGTCAATAGCAGAAGATACACTAGTTGCCATCTTATTAAGAGTAGTTTTCGTGTTTCCTACGAAATTAGAAAACTTTTCTGCACCTGTATTATATAGGTCTTTTAAGCCACTAAATAAGCTAGAAGATTGTTTAGGTTGGTTATTTACGTTTGGATAAAATACTCTGAAACCACTGTATTGATTAGCTCTTTCAATAGTTTTAGCTAATAGAGATTGCCTATCACTACTTTCTATAACGTTACCTTTTGTATCTTTACCTACAACTATAGCTACGTGTCCATTTGGTCTTTCTTTACTTTTACCCCATACGATAACACTACCTAAAGGAGCACCTAATAATTCCTTTGGATCTTCTTTGTAATCTTTAGTAGTTTCTATAAAATTTTTACTCTTAGATAATGTATTAGCATACGTCCAAGCGTGTCCGCCAGGATGCTTACTAAGCAAACCAGCTTTAGCTAATGTATTGCCTACACCTCTAGCGCAATAAAAACCTTCGTCATCATGCATCTTCTTTTCAAGTTCATCTTTAATCCTACCAGCTTCTACATGTAAGCCTTGGTCTTCTAATTTTTTCTGCTTAGCTTTTAATTCATTACGTTTTTTCAAAGCATAATCTCTATTTGCACCCATAATATCAGTTTGAATTTTAGCAGCTGTTTTAATTCTTTCAGCTATATCACTAGGTACAGAAGACAAAGGTTGAAAGTTCTGTGAAATAATATCACTACTAGTAACATTATCCAGTTTGTCTACTATTTCGCCTTTAGCATTTAGATAACCTAAACTATGTTTAAACCCTTTCTTTTTAGTGGGAGTAACCACTCTTTTAGCTGCAGTTTCAACATTGGTTTCTTTCTTTCTTTGTAAACTATTGTACTCATTTAATATGTCATTAAGTATCTTATTTCCATCTTCATCTTTAAATTGTGCGGCATCAACACCGTATTGCCATCTACACCACTCTTTTAAATATTTAGCTTGAGTATCAGGTGGTAAACCTCTCCAAGCAACTATAACTTCTTCGTTACCACTTTCATTAACCCATTGTGACATTAACATCATTTCAGTTCTAGGGTTGCCAGTACATAATCTTCCAGTCTTACTTATGCCAAGGCCAAAGAATATCTTTTGATTAGCATGCTTATTTTTCCAGAATCCTAGATCTCTTTCAAGATATTTATATTGTTCACTATTGACAAAACTAGCGGCAAAGTCTCCTTCGTCATAACTCCAGTTGCCTAACCAATCTTGTTTAGATACTATAAATTTACTATTACCAAGTCTAGCAATAGTATACTTAAGTTGTTCTAATTGCGTAGGCGATAAAGTTTTTACAAAAGAAGAAGTTTCTAATTGAAGTATATAAGTTTTGAGAAGTTTCTTTTGATCTTTAGTTAATAAGTCTAATTGCGTGAACCCATATCTTTTAGCTTTTTCTTTTAAGAATACATCATCTGAAACATATTCATTAGTATCACTAAAAGCATTATATATATCATATCCAACAGATCCTATTGTTCCTCCTATAGCAGCTCCTGGTGCTGCACCAACACCAAGTCCTAACGCGCCTATTCCAGCCCCTAAAGCTGTTCCTATTGCTGTTGATTTTAACCTACCAGAATCAGTTCTTACATCTCTAGCATATTTTTCTTTTTCTTCTATAGTTTTTGCCGTTGCTTCACGGTATTTAGATAACCCATATTCACTAACGTCCCATAGTAAAGATGAGAATGGTATAGTTTTAGCAAAACTTTTTAAACCAAGTTTACTTAAAGCTTTACCAGTGCTCTTACCTAGACGTTTGGCAACAAGTTGATAACCTGCAGCTAAACCAGCTTTACCTGCTCCTTTTCCAGCTAAGTAACCTAATCGGTCTAATTTACTTTCACTACCAAAATATTCTTCATTCCCAGGAAGCATTTCTAAAGCATTAACTATGTTTCTTGAAGTGCCGCCCCAGAAACCATATCTAAGATAATTAGGTATTATGCCAGTTACGAATTTCTTAGTAGCTGATTTCATTCTAGGATTCATTAATAACCATATTAATCCTATGCCAATTACAGGAAATATTGCTCTACTTATTAGATTGGTTAGTAATGATAAATGAGCAGGTTCAGATGCACTTCCTAATAACACTCCAATAGGATCTTTAAAAAACGGCAAATATTTAGACTTAAATCTTTTCTTAAATGTTTCTAAATCATTTTTTAAATAAGAACTTATTCCATGCAATACCTTACCAGCTTTAGTTTTACCTTTAGCTATAGTGTCATCAAAATAATTCTTAATAGGATTAGTTATATAATCAGTTAATACTGTCTTAACTCTTTTACCAAAACCATTCTGTTGCTCATATTCATTTATGGTATCACTTATAACCTTAGCTATACGTTCTTCTTGAATTTTCTTTTTAGCGTCAGCAAACTTATCAATATTAGATAAGAAGTTACCACTTAGGCCTTCATCAGCAAATTCATTTTCTCTTCTAAGACTTTCTGATCTATCAGAATATACACCTACAGTATTAGCTTCATCCATAAATTTTTTGGCAGCTCTTACTGCATCTGGAGCTTTAGATATTGCTGCTGCTGTTAAAGCTACAGTTCCTACTATTCCAGCTCCAGCGGCTACGCCTGCTATCTTAGTTCCACTTATAGCAGCATTGACAGCATCTTTACCAGTCTGTTTTGCATCTTCCCATAGATAATGTGCTATATCTTTACTTATAACATTAGCACCTGCAGCTATCTTATTATACTTATATTTTTCTTGATATTCTTTGCTTCTTTCAGATACACTAGAAAAATAATCTTTTAGATATCCAAATATACCTTTCGCTTCTTGTTTATGAACTTCTTCAGCAACAGGACCAGTTAATGGTTGTACTTTTTCAGGTCCAGCTTCACCGACCATAGCTAATGTAGGACCATCTACTTTGGCACCTGTAGCAAAGTAAGGTATTCCATCAAATTGACCATCAGATAGATTAATTACACTATTAGTTTTACCAGATTTAGTCTTAGTAGGTTTAAATTGGTCTCTTAATAAAGCAGCTATGGCATGTATATCAACAGCCATCTTGTAGAAAAGGCTTCCATTATTAGTTTCATTTAATGCTTTAAATATATTAGATACCGTACCTTGGTTACCTTTGCCTTTAGCTGCATTAGATAATTGTTGATTAGCCTGATTGCCATATATCATATTACCAGATGTATAATATTGCATAGTGCCACGAGCCTGACTTTGAATATTATCTATACCTTCTTTTTCAAGCCATTTATCAAATCTTTCATATAAATGGATTGAAGGTTCTGGCAAGTATTGTCTGAAATCCTTTTTAGTAATAGGATCTAATCCACCTCTAATAATATACTTTAAAGTAGGCGTAGTGCCTTTACCTTCTTGACTTGTGCATACATCATCATGTATTTCTCTAGTTAATTGAATTAAGCTTTTATCGCCAACCTTACCTAACTTATCGAATAACATTGTGGCGAATGTTTTCTCACCAGTTTTATTATAATAGAATTGGTTATTGATATTCTGTAATTCTTTAATAACTCTACTAGCGAAACTTTTGCCGTCCTTATTAACCCATAATTGATCCTTTAGATCTTGAATTCTACTTTCTAGAGTATTACCTTTTTGATAACCAATTCTAGATAATAATAAGAAAGCAAAACTCTTTTGTTCATCAGGATCTAATTGGTTTAATATATCAGATATACCTTTACTGTTATTAGCGTTCTTTAATCCCTTATAAAGATTATCTCCTTTAATATTATTTCCTTTTTCATCTTTACCTGTTCGTAATAATGCTAGTCTGTTTTTAGCTAGTCTTAGCCAGCCTAAGTTAGATGAATTTGCTCCAGTTGTACCTCCGATAAGATCACGTATACCTTTGCCTTCATCTTTACCTTCGGTAAATTCTTTAAACCAATCTACTATCAGATTAGATACCCTATTATCAGTTAAGAAATTCCTTACTTTATCTAAGCCATTCTTACCAGTATTCTTAAAATTATCTTTAGTGAATGTAGTATTATACCAATCCTTTAGTTTATCACCTTGGCTCATCCACCATAAAGGCTCTTTAGCATTATTATAGAAATCTACTACGCTAGTTTTAGTATTACTAAGTTTATCTTTAGTCCAATTATATGCAGATTTAGTACCAGACCAATCTGACCACCATTGCTTAGTAAAGAATCTACCCCACCAATTAGCTTCTATCTTAGTGTCTTCAGCATGTTGCTGTTGAGCTTTTAAATCAGCTATAAGTTTTTTGGCTTCCTCTATCTCTTTAAAATTAGATTTGCCTACCACTTGCTCTCTCATTAGCTTAATATCATATTCTGCTTCCTTTAAACCAATGATAGCATCTGCAACATCTTGTCCTCTCTTAGCTATAGATGTCATAAATTTGATTTTAAAACTTTCTATAGCTTTGAGTTCAGCTTCTTTATCGTTAGCTTCTCTTTCTTTACGTAAAGCATCTTGATTGAAGATAGATTTCCATAAACCACCTACAGTTTTACCAAAACCTTTAGTAAATGTTTCACGCCAGAATCCTTTACTAAACTCTTCTTTAATATAACCAGCCCAACTCTTAGATCTATCTTTTTCAGATAATGTTTTACCGCCAACTTTAATAGTTTCATAATCAGGATTATACCAGTTACCTTGAGCTTCAGACCTCATCTTGTTTAGCTTCTTTTCATTATCAGCCAATCGTTTAGCGTTAGTCTTAGCTCTATTTAAAAGTAAAGCGCCTACACTTACAAAACCAGTTGTTATCTTAGGATAATTAATAGCACCTTTTCCTAGAATAGTTAATAAGCTTACACCTATATTGCCTAAGAATCCTACGACAGGGAATAGTATCTTTTTGCTTAACCAAAATGCTGCATTATCAAGTTTTAAGAAAGGTAGCCAACCATTAGTTCCAGCTTTTAAACCTAAATAAGTTAGGAACATTTTCTTTAAGCCTGGGCTAATACTATCAGCTAAAGTTTTTAATCCACCTTTATCTTCTAATTCTTTGGTACTACTCTTATAACCATTTTGAATATTCTGTAAAGTATCATTATTAATTAACCAAGTTTGCTTTTGAATAGATGATAATAATGATATTAATGTCTGTAATGGTAATGACTTATTTATCCTTACTTCACGTTCCCATTTACCAGTAACATTCCAACTAACTATTTTAGTTAAGTTACCTAAAGATATATTAGTTGGTAATCCTAGCATTTCACTAATACCTTGTTTAGTCCAATTAAAAGCAGTACCAGCAGTGGCAGATAACGTGCCATAGACCTTTCTTAACATAGGATGGTCTCTTAAGGTCTTATCAATAGCTATACTGATATTAGTGCTTAAATCTGTAGGTACTTCACTTAACATGGAAAGAACTTCGTTAGTTCTTTCTCTTTGTCTTTCATCTAGCTTTTTGATGACATCAGTAAATGTAGATATAGAGCTACTTAAATTAGCGTATTCCTTATTATCTCTTATAATGTTCTTTCTATTATCAGTGGCATAACTACCTAATATACTAGCCTTATTACCTAGATTAATTTTAGTACCTAAAGATAAATTCTTAGTTAATGCTTTTATAAAATTATCATTTATCTTTACTAATCTTTTTAGCGTGTTATCAATGTTCCTAAGGTAAGAACCTTGAACCTTCATCATAGCTTGGATAGATGTTAATGAAGCACTAGAGTTCTTAGATAATGATTGTAATTCTTTAGTATTTAAATCTTTTACAATTCGTTCTCTAAATTCTTTAGATAACTCTTCGTAATTCTGTCTTTCAGTTCTAGTACGTCTTAGTGTTTCTTTATCTTGCCCAGATATAAATGAATTTTCAAGTTTACCGTTTAACATGATATTTTAGTTCTCACTTTAGATAATGTTATTAATTAATTTAGCAACAGGATTATCTCTATCTAATTCTTTTTGCTGAGTATATAATTCCTTAATAAGAGTACCAGCTATCATAGCACTTATTTCACTACTAGCTATAAACTCTTGATAGAATGTACTTATGACATCTATTCTATTAGAATTTTCTTGATTAGCTCCTTTATTGAAATCATAAAAAGAAGCTAACTTAGGATTTAAAGCAAAGAATATCTTATTGTAAGCATTTTGGAAATGTTCAGCAAAAAAGGCTCTACTTAATTTACCTATTTTGACACCTGTCTTATTATCAGGTTCACTACACATATATTGGAATAATCTGTCTAATGCTTTATAATTAGCATAACATACATTTTCATCATTAGTATGATCTTCGGCATATTTTAATATATCATCTAATCTAATGAACATGTCTTTAGTATTACCATTACGTTCCATTTTATACATGGCATCAACATAGTTTCTAATTAATTCATTAGGAATATTATCTAAACAGAAATAGCCTTTGAATAATACTTTATAGAATGCCATTGTAGATTGGTCCCAAATACTTTTGTATTCTTTAAAATGATTCTTACAAGCATAGTGCATTAATTCATGAGCTATTAATGATACAATACTGCTATCACTAATAGAACCAGCACTACCTATAGCTAGATTATTTAGGCATAAGAAGATACTATTTTCTTGAGTATCATAAAATCCCATTATACGTTTTTCATATTGATATACATTAAAGTTTTCTATTATGTGCATATATTCATCATTATTAGAAAACATAATAGGAGTGATTAAACCATTGTCTACTAGTCTGCACATAGATTCACTAATAGATTGGAATTTCTTAGTTCTTTTAAATACTTGGTCTTTAATAATATCTTTAACATATTGACTAGTAAAACCAGTACCTATTAAACTCTTATTATCATTAGATAGTTTGATTTCTTGTATCTGACCATTTTTCTTCATCATACTTGGAGTAAGGCCAGATATCTCAGTACAAACTACCCTTCCTCTAGTTGCTTTTAAAAACATTTTTACTTAATCTCCTAAAAGTATTCTAACCATTGAGTTTGTCTACCCAAGTGTCATTATCTCTATATTTAATAGAACTACTGTTTCTCATATATACACTTCTATCTTTATCATATAGATAATCTAATAGTTGAGATTCAGACATATCAGCTACAGCACTTCTATGTGTGTAATCACCTTCATTAGTGATTTTGTTTATAAATCTAATTAGATTATTTCTCTTACAATAGGCAATAAAGGCGAATACCATGATAGCATCGTTTGGAGTAGTTAATATTCTACCGTTTTCAATTTCAGTTTGAGTAATTTGAATAATAGCTTTTTCACTATGTATCTTATCTAGATTATCTTTAAAGAATTGTGTAACAGCTTCTAAATATAATGGTTTAGTTTTACTATTAGTTTCTAATCCATTATATTGCTTAACTATAGCTTTAGTCTTACTATCTCTAATAACAGTCTTATGGCAAAATCTACCATAGACTTTATCTCTACATAATGATTCTACTACAGATTCACCTATAGTGTTACGTTCAGCTATAATGTAAATATTAGGATAGAATATCTTACAAATAGATTTAATAACTTCAGGATAATCATATATATTAGGCTTACCTATAAATTCACATACTTGGTCATTAGTATCATAATCAATAACTTCTACCGTAGAAAAAGTATTATGTCCATTACTAGTCGCTGTATCTACACCTATAACGAATCTTCTTTTATCTTTAGTTTCCTCTAATGTTTCATCATAGATATTGATATCACCATTAATAGATTTAATAACTTGGCAAGGCTTTTTAATATGCTTATTGATTTCTACTACTTCAGGTGATGTTAATATACCATTCTTAGTTGCTGGTAAAAATACACAATCAACTTCTTGAGCAATCATATCTTCTTGATAGTTAAAAGTTCTACACATTTCATCATAATAATCTTGCCCAAAAGGCATATCATTTTTAAGTACACCTCTTAAATCTTTCCAATGTAATTTAACAGCTCTATATCCTTCGTTATCAACATTATCTAAACTATTATTCATTAAAGCAGCTTTATACATTTCAAAAAACCATTTGCCAGTACCACTAGTCTTATTAGGAGTAGATATCACTAATATACCATAAGGAATACCATTCTTCTTAGCAGCTTTCTGTATAGTAATAGTAGTAGGAAATAGACCTGATACTGCTTGGTCAATTTTACCAACGAAAGCACCTTCATCTATTATAAGGAATACTATAGGATTAGATCTTAAAGTGTTTTCTGGTTGAGAAGCTGATACTGCCGCAGTAATTAATAATGAATCATTCTTCAAGATAAACTGTTGTTCTGTTTTCTTTTTAAAACCAGGATTTAAAAATGATGGTAACTCATCTATAATAGATATACACTTTCTAGCAAATGCAGTAGCATCAGGCCCTGTCTTAGATATTACACCAACAGTATAATTCTTATTAAAGATACATAACCAAACAGCATAAGCTCTTATAACTGTAGTAATACCTATCTGTCTAGATTTAAGACATACTGCTTTATGATATGTCATTAGTGTTCTTACTAGTAATTCTTGCCCTGTATGATAATAGAATGTTTGGTCACCTACAGTATCCATTCCTACATAATTCTTTAGAAAATAGAAGAAGTCATCTTTACAATTACACCATTCTTGTAATTCATCTACATCTTCTTGATTTAACTTAATATCAGTATTACCAATATTATTAATAATACTACTTAAAGCTTGCTGACTACTTTTCCTTTCAATATCTTTATCTAACATGATATCAACAATTACCTACCTTTATAGAAGTCTTTACTTTAACACTAACAGTAGGAATCCATACATCACCATTCATTTTAAACGATAATATAGCTGTATCTAAAAAGTAATCACCATTATATCTTTCAGCACTATAACCACTAGTTATTTTACATTTCCTACCTACCATTAAGAAATGTTCAAATTTAATAGTGCCTTGTAAATTTAGATTTAATGATATAGCTTGATTAATATTTTCAAATATATGATGTTCAGCTAAATATTCATTATCTTCTGCACTATCTATAAAATCTAATCCATTATAAGTAATCCATGATTCTTTTACATTAGTATTCTTTACATGATTGCCTGTTTCAACATTATCACCATAAGTATTAGATAATCCTAAGTTATTATTATAATCCTTTAAAGATTTAGTATCTTTAACATAGACATGGTTCATAGGTAAATAACAATACCTTTGCTTATTACCTAATCTCATACAAGTGGTATTATAATTATTACTTTGAACTATAGGCTGTATAGCTACATAATCATATTGTTCACTATTATTAGCATTAGTAGAAGCTATCTTATCAATATCGTTAGATTCACTACCTATTATAATAGATAATGGTTTTAGATTATTATCAATACAAGAACCTAAATATATCTTACCATCTATACAATAATTAATATAATCAGGCGGAGCACCTACAAATAGATCTATTCTGTCATGGACATATTGTATAGCTTGATATCTTCTACATGGTTCTATAAATAATTGTGATATATTCTGACCAGGATTAACTAAATCAGATTGTAACTCATATTGACAACCTTCTAATATAGTATCTATTATTTCTCTTCTAGTTACATTAAAGAAACTTAAATCTTTACACATTGTCTGTAATGATTTATATTGATCTCTTTGAATACAAGTAAATACCATTACATCTGTAGTAGGAATACCTTGTTGAATATTATTAGTTGTAGTATTACCTTGTTCTTCTACTATGGTTAAGTCATAACTAAAACTAGCATCTATATCTGGAACATCATTATCACTTTCTAAACCTCTAGCACTTACTATGTCTAATTTAACCTTATCTTTAAATGGCATAATACTACTAGTGTATTCAATCCTATTAACACTTACGTTAAGTACTATCTTTTGAAAGATAAAATCTTTACCTATTTCTATCCTTACATTATTAAGCTTATAGGTAAAGTCTTTATCACCTATAAATAATTTTAATGAATAACAATTCTTTCCAGACATAATCTTTTGTGTTCCTTATATAGAGTATCTTAGTATATAACTTTATGCGAAACCTTATTGACAACTTTATCAAACATAAGAAATTATATCATTCATTATTTGTGGAGATTTAACTAAAATGTCAAACAAGGTAATACAAGTTCTAAAGTTTACAGCTGAATGGTGTCAGACTTGTAGACTGTTAGACCCTATTATAAAGCAATTACAACAAGAATATAAACAATCTAACAAGCCTATAGAATTCATTACATACGATGCTGATAATGAAGATACTAAAAGCTTATATGATGATTATAGAATAGCTACTATGCCTACTATGGTTATTATCGTTAAAGATAAAGATAATGATGACGATAAAACTAATAGTAAAGAATTGGCTAGAGTTAATGGCCTTAAACCAAAGAATGCCTTAAAGATATTATTAGATTGGCAGATAGATGCTTTAAATAATGGCAAGATTTAATATATCAATAAAGGGTTTAAATTTCTTATAAGAAAATTTCTATATATAGGAGTTACATTGATGTATCATTTATATCTAATTTATGACAAAAAATTAGTTTGCGTAGAACGTTCTGACAATTATAGGAAAGATCCAATGTCTGAAAATCTGAATCAGAGATATCCTGAAATCAGAGATTATTCTTTCTCAGATGTTCCTCATGGTAGACAATCAGTATTATGGGTTGCTTTTAGCATGTATAATAGTGATAAAGAAGTTAAAAGAAAAATAGAACTTCCTACTTGGTCTAAAGCTGAAGAACAAGCTATCCATGATAGATGTGAACATGACACTAGAGAAAAAGAACAGCCTTATGAAGTTACTGACGAAATGGTATTAGATAGATACTATAAGCATGATCCTGAAACTGGCGAAAGAACTGATGAACCTACAGGTGAATTTCCTTCTATCGAAGCTTGTAGAGCCGCTTTAGAACAAGAAGCTAATCAAGAATATGAAGATAGAGTTGCTAGAGAAACTGAAGATCTCTATAAAGCTACTATGGAAGCTTGTTTAGTTGCACCTGAAGGAATGGCTACTTTTGAATCTAGACCTGAAATTCAAAGAATGCTTCAAACTAAAAAGATTAGAATATTCCATATGAGTGAAAAAGATGCTAATGGTCCTTGGCCTTTAACTGATACTCAATTAGATTATCTTGAAGAACAAGATCCGTATAAACATAAGTTAACTAATTGATTTAAATTAAAGTAATATAAATGGTAGAGTCTTAAAATATAGGCTCTACCTTTTTAACATCTTATTAATTATATAAAGGAGAATTTAACATGGGACTTGTAAAAGGTTTCACTGACATTTTGACCCCTGTGAATTTAGTACCAAATTCAGATTTCTCTAGGGGGGGGGGCATCCCACTTCATTTACTGTAGATTCTTTAAACGACTATATAGATAGTTCTAGTAATATTCTAAATTTATGTAAAGATTGGGATCTTCTAATACAATATGGTTCTTTAAGTAACATCACAGTTACTAGAAATACTAGTGATAAAAGTATTAGAATACAAGCTACAGCAACTGTTACAAAAAGTGATATAAGTTCAATTACCATAGCTTTATGGGCCCATACCTTTAAAGTATTGCCAGGCCATAGATATACTCTTGGTACTTATGGTACAACATGTACTTCAGAAAATTATATGATGACTTCATATATAAAAGGAACTACATTATATAACAAGATATTAGAAAATACTCCAGCTACATATGATAATGGAAGTATAAGGTGTATTCTAAATAGCGGAGGAACTGGTGCTGATACAGTCGTTCTTAGTATACGTGATATTAATTCAAATCACCCAACAGGTAATATAGATATCACATTTAAAGACGTTTTTATATATGAAGGTACATTTTGTAACCCTCCGATGTATAAAAGTTTAGACATTAAACCTAATAATAGATTCGCCTTAATAAATGAATTTCCTAGTAACCAATTTTCTAAGTTCATTAGTCAAATTAATAGAACTAACAATGTATATTTTAGATTAGCAATGCTACCATTAAAATTAGTGTCTACTACAGCTACGTCTGCAGGTTTTTATCTAAAATTATCTGTAGGAAAAGGTTATAATTCATATCCTCAAATATGCACTATCGTAGAAATATTTTACTTAGTATTTGGCTCAGATATTACAGACCATTGGGTTAAAGCAACTAATTTTAATCCTACTAATGATCTAAGATTAGATTCATTCAGAGTTACTAAAGGTGGTGATAATAATTTTTATTTAGAAACTAAAGTTCATAAGTCTAGTTTTAGCAGTGAACATTATACAATTCATGTATTAGACTTCTTTAATCCAGATTATAATATGCTTAATTTCGAACGAGAAACTTATGATTATAACTTTAAGCCTAGTTCTTTATCAGGCGCTGGTACTGTTATAGGAACTGTATGGGGTTGGTTAGATCATAAATGCGTATATCATGAACCAGGCACATAATATCTCTTAAACTACATACACTCTCTTAATAGAGCCTAGTAAATATTGCTTTAAAGCATCAAATATTGCTAGGCCTATTACTAGTCCTTGGGCTTGAATCATCTTATGTTTAAAGCTCAAGGACTTGCTTTCAAATACATTATTAATTTCATCATTGCTTCTAATAATATCAAGTATAAGATCTCTAATATTATATCTATGTCTTATAGCAATAACATTGCTAACTTCTTTTAACCAATTATTAATATCATTTTCATTATCTAAATTAGATTTCTTTTCAGTTAAGATAATATTAATAATATCAGGAGTAATATTTTTAGTATTATTGATATCTTTAAAAGCACTATCAAACATAGTAATTACATATTGAGTAGGCACTTCAGTTAATTTACTTACAATTTTAAAATGATCTTCTGGTATATATAACATAGATTGACTAGATAAAGACATAATTCTATTAACATCATTTAATATAGCAGATTCTTCTTCTACATCACTAGTAATATTATTTTCAACTATCTTATAATATTGATTAGCATATGCTTTAAAAGATTGAGATAATCTATCCCTCATAGCCATAATAACTTTAGCCATATTTTTAACATCATCTAAATTTTTAACTCTATTATAATATGTATCTTTAATCACATCAAAAAGATATACCATACCTAAAGCAATAGTAGAAGATTTAATACCATTCTTAATTCTACTATTTAAACCATATTCATTAATAATAGTCTTACTATGTTGTAGTACTCTAACATTTCTACTGCTAAACAATGATTTATCACTTAACATAGACAATGCCAATTCAGCTTTAGTTTTATCACAAGCTTTAGGAAAATGCTTATTAGATAAACTAGTATAATATTTTAAATAGATTAAATAAGAACTAGCAAATACAATATCTTTAGACATATTATCTTTAGTAGTCTTACTATTAAAATAGATACTACATAATATTAAAAACCAGACTATATTATCATTTAATAATCTAGCATCTAAAGATTTATTGATATATTTAGTTTTAATATCTTTACTAAAATCAAAACCATTTTCATTAGCTATATCTTTCCATATGGTTTCAAATGTTCTTTTTAAATAAGTAGAAACAGGAGGATTATAACAAGGGTTATTTAATGAACCAGTGCAAGAGTTTAATACTTTAAATAATCCTAAGTAAATAGTATCTTGATATTTTTCTAAAGTGGTATTTAAAGGTAAACTCATGATAATGTTATAATCTCCTATACTTATAATTAATAGTTATATTTTCTTTAAACATCAGCGTGGTGGATCTGCTAGACCCTATTTCCTCAAAAGGCCTAGCAGAATACTACCAAGGAAGTTAACGCCAAAGAAACCAGAACTAATGTTAATCAAGGAGATTTACGAAATGTCCATCATCTTCTTTTATTTAATAATACTTTGATAGTTGTAACTTTAAAGTATTATAAACTTGTATATATTTCTCTAACTTTTGATATCTTATAATAGGATCTACTATAGGGACATTAGTGACGCCACTAGCTTTACCATACATAGATTCAGCTACATTTAATAGATATCTATAAGTACCATTATTATTAGCATAGTTAAGAACTTCACTAATTCTATTTCTATTAGATTCTTTCTTACAAACCATAGATAATGGAACTAACATCATAATATTATCTATAATATTACAAGCCATTTTAGTTCTCATACATTTCTCAGTTTTACAACCACAAGCAAATCTTTTACTATCAGCTTGTTTTAATGAAGTCTTATAAGCTAATCTAATTAAATTTTCACTATTAACTTTTTGATTCAAAGTACTATAATCTTTAATGCCAATTACATTCATCATTTGAAAATAATTGGTTAAAAATCTTTGTAACTTTTTAGTAAATATCTTATCTATTTTAGACTTGTCCATTATACCAGTTAATGAACTAACTAATGTTTTAGCATACTGTTCCATTTTAAATTGTTATATCTCCTTCTTTATGATTGTACTACAGTAGAAACAACTTGACCATAACCTAATGGCATCCAACCAACAGTAGAATCTACATAGATATATTGTTGAGCTTCACCACTTGGTACATATACACTACCGTTACTTGTAATAGGATCTTCATCTAAATTAATAATAGTTAATATCTGACCAGCTACACCAGTAGGCATGGTTATTAGATTATCTTGAGAAGAACTATCACTCGTCACTTTTATAATAGGCTTATTACCAACAGGAACTATTGTGGCACCAGCACTAATAGTTTCAATACCTAAAGCAGTTCTTCCATCAGCTTTAAATGCTAAACCACCATCAGTGTTAGATACTTCTAATGAAGTGCCAGCACCATTATTAGTAATGCTAGCCATAGGCGCTAAAGCATCTACTTCACCACTTACAAAAAGACCACTACTAGCACTACCATCTGCAGTAATAGCTACCGTAGTAGTATTATTACCAGTAGCTCCCATATAGTTAATAATGTCATATCTACTAGCTGTATCATTCCTAGTATATTGGCAATTAATCTTATTTGATATTTCACTAGCTATAGATTTACAATTATCTGGTTTAGATATATATCTAAGATCTATTACAGCAGCTATGTTACCATCTTTATCTAAAACTATCCTATATAATGGAGTAGCATATCTTAAGAAACTAGGTATTATAACTTTAGGATTATTGATAACATCTATTAAAGAACTTGCTGATATATTATCATTTATAGACAGTAACGTATTGCCAGTTTCATTACTTGCCATTATAGTATAAGAGGTTAAATTCGCACCGCTTAATGGCGTCCATGCACCATTATTAAAATAACATACATAAGTGGTAGAATAATCTAAGAAAGCTATACTATTACCAACACTATTTATGGCACTTCCAATATTATCAATACCTATGCATCTAAACCTGTCTGGTGTTAATGAATGTATAAAATCATTACATAAAATAGATCCAGAAGCTATAGCTATATTACCACTTAAAGTATTACCTGATACAGTTATATCAAACCCATTGACATATCTACCTTTAATATTCTTATTATCAGCTTTATCTTTGTAGAAATCATAACTTGTAGTATGTCTTTCATCACCTATAAAATAACCAGGTAAATCTGTTGCTACTAAAGGACCATTTACCTCATCAATATTAGTAGTACTACTTAATACATCTTCATCATAATAGATATAATTTAGTACACCTGGTGTAATATTTACTGTATCAGATGTTGACTTAGTATATTTACAACCATTACAGTACCATGTTCTATTACCATTAATAATAAGAGTATTATTTCCAACAGCCAAAGTACTGGTTTCATAAGTACCTGGTATAAAACCATTAGATATCTTAGTGTCACTACAAAATCTATTTAATGTTTCATTAATCTTAGTACCAATAACTAATGTTTCACCATCTATTGTTATATCAGCTACTAATGGTTGAGTAGTTCCATCAGGATAATATACTGTTGGATAACCATTATTATTAATATCGAAAAATAATTCTGCAGTACCTTGTCTAGGAGCAGTATTAGGTTTGGCATATTGGAGAAACTTATTTCTACTTCTTGATAAACTCATAATATTATATTAACCCTTGCCTTTTCATTGAATTTGTGTACACATTGATTAGGATTAGAAATCAATGCCGGCTAGCCTATAGCCATCGGGCCTCTATATAACTAGAGGCAATGATTTATTTTATGGGTATCAAGGAGTCACGTGAAAAATGGCCTATACCAGTTTAATAACCAGTATAGGCCAAATTTAATTACAGGAGAAATTAAAACCTCTAGTTATCTATAATTAAGCACTATAATCAATAGTACCTATAATAGAAATTGAACCAGCGAATTTTTCCATTGAGTTAATAACAACGGCATCAGCAGAACTTACATTGATAGCTACACCAGCAACATCGTTATCATTATCCAATACCATTACATCAGCAACACCTTTAAGGCCATGAGTAGCAGCAGCAACAGTGAAAGAATAAGGAGCTGCTTCTCCTTGCCAATCATTAGCAACAAAAGCAGCTTGATATTTATCAGTCTTAGCTTCGATATTAGCAAATGTAATACCATTAGTATTGTCACTTAATTCTGTTAAAGCATGAGTATGAGCAACACCATTAATCTTATATACTGCACCACTTGGTATATTTACATTACCGCTAGCATCAATAGTAACACCAGAAGCTTTAATAACTCTAGCATTAGTACCATCGAAAATAGCTACAGCAGTATCTGCTGAAGAAGCAGAACTACCAGTAATAGCATCAGTAATATTACCTTGTAATACGAAGAAGTCAGCAGCAGCAGAAGCAGCATTAGCTTTAGCTACAATTACATCACCAACTTCAAGATGAGCAGATGGTTGTAAACCACTAATATCACCAGCTACTGAAACTCTCCAATAGTCACCTTTACGAATAGCACCAGATTCACCAGTACCTACGCTTGGTAAAGAACCACTTGAAGCATCGAAGTCACCAGCGAATTCACCCATAGCAGTAATAGCTGCAGAAATAGCATTATTAACTGCAAGAGCTGTTGGGATTTGATTATCAGTAGAACTAGAAGAAATAGTACCAGTAGAATCTAATATAGATTTAGTACCTACTATACCAGCATCAGATATAGTAAGCATACCACCATTACCAGAACCAGGTACGTACTGTTGAGCACTTCTGTCAGCACCAGCAGATACCAATAAAGCGTTGGCTGCTGTAGCTGCAGTTGCCATTGTTACGGCTGTTTCAAGAGCATCACCTGTAGCTACTACTCTTACTACAGAACCATCATAGAATTTAAGTTTATGACTAGATGTGTTATACCAAAACTTAGCTTCGCTTAAACTAGCTTCATCATAATCTGAAGCAACTGGGTCTACTCTAAAATTAACAATCTGATTGCCATTCATTTTGACTGGCATGTAAAACTTCATTTCGTTAGCCATGACTAATTTACTCCTAAATGAAAATTTTAGTTAAATAGTATTAACTTGAGTTTTATTATAATTTGATATTATTATGTCTTAACAGTAACTATTTAACCTATAGAACAAATTTCTTGAAAGAAACTGTATTATATAATCTTTAAAGAAAGGAGAATCTAGGAGGTTCATTGTTAAAATATAATCATGACTAAAAGTGTTACTAGAAAAAGAAAAGTAGTAGACCCTAATAATAGTGAAGAAATACTTATAGCTGAAACTCTTAATGATAATAATAATAATATTATGAATACTAATACTGATTTTAATATGATTATTGAATTAATTAAAATGAATGAGAATAATAGTAATATTAAATTAGATTCTCTTTCTAAAAAGATTGATGAGTTAATGACTTATAATAAGGAAGAAAATAGTAGAATTAGAGATGAAGTCAAAAATATGAAAGATGACTTGACTAATAATGCTATTGAACCTCTCAAAAGATTAATCCTTAAGAATGAAGAATCTCTATCTAATATTAAAAAGGATCAAAATAACTTCATTAGAAAAGAACAATTCAATAGATTAGAAACTGATTTAAGAACTAGTATTAAAACTTATGAAAAGAAAATGCTTTGGTTTAATATTAGTTTCATATTAGGTTATGCCTATATCTTATTTAATAGTGATGCCAATATAAATTGGAAAGCTATTTTAGGTATGATTAAAAGTTTCTTTTAAGAATTCTACCTTTTGATAAATTTCCTCAACCATTATATTTAGCGATGGTCTAATCTTAAATCACCATAATGTCTTATAATTGGTTGAGGTAATCTCAAATCTATCATTTGAAATATAGTTTCATTATCTAAAAATAAGTTTTCTTTAAGAATACTATTATACTCATATATAAGTTTTTCTTTATACTCTGTTAATGATACTTGTTGAGAAGGTGCAAATAACGCATTAGAATCTCCCCAACTTTCTGCCTCATCATTAATTAGATTACTTTTATATTCATCTAAACGATCTGTGTTAAAGAATGCTTTAGCATTTTGGCTCATTAACCATTCTTTATCTATTTTAGTTTTAGTACTATCAGTATATACTATTACAGCAGGAACCATAGAATCAAAAAGTATTTTCTTAAAATCTGGTACTGTTAATTCTATACGATGGTCATATAGATAACTAATGGTATGACTCATTCCTTCACGACAAGGATAATTTCTATAAGGTTCAGATATACTTCCATCTTCATTATCTACGAATCTAACATATTCTTCGTCATCAGGATTATAATCCTTACTTTTCATATGATTAATTCTTCTACGCTTATATTCGTATTCACTTAATGTCTTATCTACATTAAAATCATTATTGATAAAGTTAACTATTAAATCAATATATAGATCCATTTTCCTATCACGATTAATATGTTTAAATCTACATAGTCTAGCATCAGGATAATAGTATATAGGTATTAAATCATTACCACTTATAATTCTAGATCTATTATCATGTCTAGGATCAAATGATTGTTCTACTAATCTATGCCTTAAAGTACCAGTACTACTAAATCTTCTTTCAATAATTTCAGGCATCTTAGAACATAATTCACAGGTTTCTTCATTATGAAATATCATTCTATTATTTAATTGATATATAGGATTCTCTTCATTATTAAAGCTAAATATCTTTTCAAACAATGTATCTATAATACTATCATAATAAGATTCAATATCTATCTTACTATGATAACGTCTTCTAAATTTAGTATTTAAATTCATAGCCTTTTTAGTCATAGGTGTTCTTTTAAGAGGAGTCTTTTGAAAACAGAATCCATCTACACCATATAGATATATTGAACCAGGTTGAAATAATCTAATATCGTTTAAAGCTATTGCCATTAACTTCTTATATAATGACATTAATACCAATCGTTTTTCATCACTATCTAACTTATGAGATTTATCTATACATATAGGATAAGTATCATCAATAATAGTATCTACTTCATCTTTTCTTTTAGCATCTTCTACTCTTAATTTAAATAAGAATCTTGTCATAGTTTCATTATAATCTAATCTACCTATGACAGTATAACTTCTTAATGAATTATGAAACTTACCTTCTTCTTCAGCATTCATTCTTTCAAACTTATCATCTACGTAACAGAATTTCTTTAATTTACGTTGCCTATATGAATACGTTTTAATATACTCTTCAGAATCTACTCTTTCACAAAATGGTATTAGATGTTTAACTTTGAACATTATTATTTCCTTTCATCATTCTTTCTATAGTATCTATTGTTTCTAGATGTTTTCTAACTACTTCTTGAATCTCATTTAATCTTTGTATCTTAGACCAAGCTCCACCTACTATAGATTCTAATCTTTTAATAACTACATCTCGATTAATGACATAATTAACATCATAACAATAGATATCAGCTATGTTTTCTAGACAATCTATACATCTAATATTAGTATAAGCACTATTATCATTATTATAGATCTTACCACAAGTAGTATCAAATTTAATTATCATCTTTTCATGATTATCATTATATAATACTAAAGAAAAGATCTTATTCTCATTAGATGTATAATACCTATAACATTTACCCATATTTTTACAATCTTTATCAAATAAGGTATTAACGAACTTATAACCTATTTCAGATGTTAAAGTTTTCAATGTTTCATAGATTTCTTTAAGCAATTCTCCACATAATAGTAATCTAGATAAATCACTATTTAGAATCATATATAAATCATCTAAATGTTCCCTATCCATTTTGATTACTATTTCACTATTAGACATTATTATAATTATCCTTTCAAAGTATATTGATTTATATCTATAGTTAATGAAACCTTTCTTATCAGGTGATATTAATTAGAAATGATGTTCGTGATTTAAATACGACACGATTCAAATCAGAACATCTAATCATTTTATCATTTTTTTGGTATATGATAAAATGACATAAGTAAATGATTATATTATTTAGTATGCTTATTGATTTCTATCTTGATATCTTCTTTTAATTAGAAATATTGGTTAATTCTCATTAACTCGAATCACTATACTACTACGTTTGGTACTCCGTAGTATTAGTGATTGTGGCATAGTTTAATAATTAACATCTATCTTTATGACCTTTGATTTCTATCAGCATATTGCCAGTAATTTAAAATTATTATCAATGTCTTCTTTTGAATGATTAGTAATTATTTTTAAGACTTCGTTTAAAGTAATCTTAACTTCATTCTGAATTTCATTTATAGATTGTCCCCGTTAATGTCTTAAGATTTCTTCCAGCAACCTTATATGATATCTAAATATATAAGAAAAGACATTAAACACCAGGCCGCGCAATTTTATATAGGGACTTCACAACTAACTAGTAATATCAAAGTAAACCTTTAAAACAATATTACTTTAGTTAGAATTTCTTCATTCTTGAAATCACTTATGAGTTGCCCCGTAATTTTCATAGTTTTATTATAAGAAGAGAAAGTACCTTTTCGTTTAGATATTAAATATCATTATAATCATATTTAGAATGAAAGGAATCTTTATATTATATGGATAACAATGAACACTTAGATTTCGGTGATATTATATTTGATAATATGGTGCAGAATCAAAATGGTGATTATATTATACCACAACAGAATGATTTAAATCCCGTTATACCAATTAATAATAATGATGATAATAATATTACTCAAAATGATAATGTTAATAATGGTATAGTTAATGCCAATGATAATAGTAAAGATAAATATATTGTCCCATTAACCATATTAGAAAAATCATGTAGTGCCAATGATGTTATGGGTATAGTCGTTAGTCAGATTAATGGGTTACAACAAGATATAAAAGACCTAGAAGATATGAGAGAAATGTTAAGAATGACTATGGCTATGGACGATCCAAAATCATGGAGAAGTACCTTTATAGTAGAAAATAGATTAAAGACATTCACTGGCTTTTACTCGACTATATTATCATACAAGAAAGAGCTTAATGATATGTTACTTAAGTTAAGAGCTATATTAACAGATAGTAATAATTTAGGTGACCAAGTTAAAGATGCTATTAAAGAAGCTTTAATGAAAAGAGAAGAAGTAGCTATTAAAGTAGAAGATAATAAGAAACGATTACAAGAGTTAGTTGAACAAGCACCTGGTTTGATGCCAACATCGTTGTAAAAATTTAAGGTATATATAATTGTATAACCATGAGTTTTTATCTTTAAGAATATAGCTGTTAATTATTTCTATTAGGTAGGTTACTTCTATATCTAGAATAATAATTATATATGTGAAAAGATGAAAACTTTGAAAGGAGTAATTAATAATATGGCTGGTAAATCAGCAGCAAAACCTTTAACTGCACAACCTGATAGTATAGCATTATCTATACAAGAAAGGTTAAACAATTTCCTAAAACAAGAAAAAGATATAGTCTTTGACTTACAAGATAAACCTGAATTAATAAGAACAGGTATAGCTCCATTAGATACTATATTAGGAGGAGGAGCTATATTAGGTGGCTTTATACAATTAGTAGGAAGAGCTGGTTGTGGTAAGTCATCATTAGCTGCAAAGATAATAAGTTCTTTTCAACAATTATCTAATGGTCAAGCTTTAGTATTATATATAGATACTGAATCTACTATGACTAAATTTAGATTAGAACAATTAGGTGTTAATAACCCAAGTATTAATCCTATTAACGATTGTAGATTAGAAGATGTCTTTAAAGTAATAGATTCTGTTATTGAATTCAAAGCTAATAATAAGGATGCTCAAACTGTTCCTACTGTTATAGTATGGGATAGTATAGCTAATACTAAATCTGTAAAAGAAGCTCAAGCTGAAGATCCTAAAGAAGTTATTGGTTGGAATGGTAGATTATTAAGTATGTATCTACCTAAGATTAAATATGCACTTAAAGCATATAGAATTACAATAATAGCTATTAACCAATTAAGAGATCAAGTATCTATTAGTATGACTCCAACACCTGTAGCTATTAAAGGTATGAAACAATCTGAAACTATACCTGGTGGTAGATCATTACAATATAGTACTGACCAATTAATATATATGTCAGACTGTGGTAATATCGAAGAAAAGGTATGTGGATTTGATGGTAAAGAAGTTGAAATGTACTGTATTAAAAATAAGGCATTTCCTCCTTTAGTTAAATGTAAAACTACGTTTTCTTATTTAGGTGGTTACTCTAATTTCTGGTCTATGTTTAGTACATTAAAAGAAGAGAAACATATAGTTGTAGGTGGTGCTTATTATTCCATGGAAGGCTATACCAAAATGGAAGGTGAAAAAGTAGTACCTAAAAAGTTCATGGCTAGAAATGTAACTAATCTATATAAAACAGATCCTGAATTTAAAAGAATATTTGATTCATTAATTAAACAGCATTGTACTAATGTAGTACATAAGTATTTAGACCAACAAGAATCTTGTAATATAGATGACCAGATGGCTAAAGAAGGAGCTGTTGTAGTTAATGTAATGGCTGATGACCAATATAGAAAAGTTAAGATGTATGATCCTAATGAAGTAGTAGTTGCTCCTAATATTAATATACCAACTAATGGTGCATTAAAAGAAACACTACAAGAAGTAGATAATACTAAAGGTGAAAATAGTATTACTATGAATGTTCCACCTGAAGTAGATCCAGCGGCAGATTTTGTCATTGATTAAGGTAATATAATTTTAGGGTTGACAATCACGACCATCCTTATAATTATGAGCATATAATGCTGATTAAGAATTTAGTCTGCATTATATGCCTTTCTTTTCGTGACATCTGTCAGCACCTATTTATGGTGAATCATTGTACGATAAAAATCAAGAAAACCCTGCCCGACATATAGACCAGATTAGGTTGTAGAGCTAGGTCCATTTTTTGGTCTTTTCAAAATAGATTTACAAAAGTTAGTCTAATTTATAATGGAGAAACATCATTTATGGCTCTTAAGACATTAACGTATGCAAGAGTGGAATCTGTATTTAATGAGATTAAAGATTTTCCTTATGGTATCGTAACATCTAAAGGTAAGGTTCTATATGATAGTGATGACTATAGCGATATGATTAATATCACTCCTAAAGAATTCATAGAAAAATATAGAACAGGTACTTGTTTAGATACAGTAGAATATCAATACTATATGTTGAAAGATCTAAAGCCTAAAAAGATATATGTTGAAACTGAAGTGGGTGAAGCTCATGTAGTTGTAGCTATAGTAGACCATGATATGAAAAAGTGGTTAGTACCAGAAGCCTCATTTAAAAAGTATTTAGGTATACATGAGTTCAATACATTTAACCAAATATTAAAGTATGTAGAAGATATTCAATGTAAATACTTCAATAGAAAACATTGTTCCATTATAGATTATACTAATGTTAAAATGAAATACCATTTGAATTATGAAGAATTCTGGGAACTTATGTGGACAAAAGGTAAGATTCTAAAATCTGTTAAGAAGGAGTATAGTTTAAATGACCCAAGACAAAAACGTAACTATATCATTTGATTATAATAATATGAATGGTTTTGAACGTAAGAGATTAAAAGATATTGAAACTGGTTTTACTGAAATGGGTATAATGTTTGATACCTATTTAAGTGAAGATAAATGTACTAGATATTGGATACTTAAAGATAATCCTAAAATGAAGGTACTGCCTGAGGGTTAATAATTATTATATCGAAATTATATATTGAAAGGAACCTATTATGACTAAAGTTAAAGATGATAATTTTGAATTCGTATTTGAAGATACAGATCGTAAAGATAATTTTGACATTCTAGTATCTCAAAATGATAAGGAAACTATAGCTGTACTTAAAGACAAATACGGTAACACATTTAAAGCTAAAGCTGTAAGATCTGATAATGATGAATTTAATTTTAATACTGGTGTAAGATTAGCTATGGCTAGAGTTAAGAAAGAATTCTATCTAAAAGAAATTGATAGACATAAGTTTATAGCTAAACAACTTACTGACCAATTAAATAATTATTTAGATAAAGTAGAATTCTTAGATAAGAAGTATGGCTTAAATAGAGAAGCTAGAAATAATCCAAATTATGTAGGAAAGAAATCTACTTTCATTATATCTAAGAAAGACTGTACTAAATAGATATAGTCTATATAATTTAAAAAATTAAGTTTTACAATTAGCATTAGGTTTCGTGAACATTTCCTAATGCTTGTTGTCCTTTCAAAGATACTTGCCCCTTTGGTATAGAAATATACTAAAGGGGACCTTTTCACGCTGACGTTAGATTTCCTCAAAAATAAAGACTCTAGTAATTAATTACATTCTTAATAATCCTTTAAAGGAGGAATTCTAATAATGGCTTGGGAAAGTCGACAACTATTAAATAGAAGATTCCAATCCAATATGAATCAGCAAGATGCTTTCATTACTGGTTATTGGTTACTTTGGTGGGAGATACCAGAAAGAATATATCAGGTATATACTAACTTGTTTGGAAGTGATACATATAATGCTGTAAGTAGTGTTGATGATATGATAAAAGCATTAGCTGCATTAGCAACAGGTGTTCCAAGCATTCCTGATACAACTATTAACCAAACTTCATTAAATGGATTGGGTGGTACTAAATGGGGAGTTACTACTAATATTGATACACCAAGTACATTCTCTGTTAAGTTCAGAGAATTAGCTGGTATGCCTATATTAAAGACAATCTGTTCATGGTTCACTCTTATAAGAGATCCTCATACAGGTGCTTCACTATTACAAGGCTCAGATTATACTAAAAGAAATTTCTATGGTACTGCTTATCTGGCATATCTTAAACCAGATTGTAAGACTGTAGAAAGAGGAACTGTTTTCGAAGGTATATGTCCTACTAAGTATCCTAGTGATTTACTTAATAGTGACAATGGAACAGTAGAAGCTTTAGAACCTGAAATAGAATTCCATGTTGATTCAGTATGGTCAGATAATTCTGCTTTAGAAGTAGTTCAAGATAAGGTAACTATGTTTGACCAGTTCCAGCCATTTAATACTGGACAAGGCATAACAGATCCAACTATACTTCAATAATATCTGATTAGAAAGGAGAAACATTATAATGGCATGGGCAAGTAGAAATCTAGCAACTAGAAGATTCAATTTAAATTTGAATCAAGAAGATGCTTTTGTATTAGGTTACTTTGGTGTTCATTTTAGTTTCAGTAGTACCACAGCTGATGAAATTATTAAGTCTGCTCAAGTAACTTCTGATAAAGATGCTGATAGAAGATTATGGTCTAATGCTGATGACTTAGCTGGAACATTTTCTGCATTATGTGAAGCTGTTAGTGGTGTTCCTGGTGGAACATTAAACTTCGTAGATATCACTGCTATGGGTGGCACTAAATGGGGTGCTGCTGGTAGTATTGATTTTGGTGACCAAGTTACTTTAAGATTTAGAGAACTTAGTGGTATGCCTTTAACTAAAGCTATTGGTGCTTGGGCTAATCTTGTTAGACATACTAACAGTGGTGTAAGTATGCTTGTAGATAATGAATATACCAAGACTAATTGGACAGCTGATTTAACTTATTGGATATTAAGACCTAATGGAAAATCAGTAGAAGCTGGTATTAAATTTACTGGTGTATATCCTATGAGTGATTTAGGTTCTCAGATTAATACTGATATTACATCTGTAGATGGACAAACCTTTGATGTCAACTTCCATGTTGATGATATGTACTGGGATGCCAATTCTACTAGAGAAGCTCAGAGTTTAGTAGACCAATACTATGAAAATGGTAAAGCTGCTTATTGGAATCATACAGCTGGTTCTTTAGGATAATAAGTAACTATTGATAATATCATATAAGAAAGGAGGAATACTTATATAATGAATATAGATGATTTAAATCCATTTACTACAAATACTAGTTTTCTTAGTGAAACAATAGGTATAGGTGGAAGCGGTTCTGTATCTACAATGGATATCAAGAAAAGGAAAACACAGTTATTAACTAAAAGATATCTTACTGAAAAAGATGCTTATGTAACTGGTTTCTTTTATGCTACTATAGATAGTGTTCCTCCTGCCTTTATAGATTACATGGTTACATATTATCCATTAGGTAATTGGACTGAAGATAACATTATAGAAATATTTAGTTCTAGTATAACTGAAGTTCAATTACCTGCTGAAACTTTAAAGACATTACAATTCAATGGCAGAGGTGGACATACAGTAACTAGTCCCTTATTTTCACAAAAGGGCAATACTATTACTATTCAATTTTTAGCTGACCAGAATATGCAAATAACTGCATTACTAATGGGCTGGTATGATTATATATCTAAGATTAATGATGGTAGATATGATGTTAGTGGATCATTATTAAAAGAAAAAGTAGTTACTGGTACTTTAAGTGATTATGAATCTAGTTCAAATATCTATGGTGCTAATTTTTACTATGGCACATTATTACCAGATATGACTAGTTTAACATTTGGTTTTGCTGCTGAAGGGTTATTTCCTACTATTATGCCTATTAATGACATGAGTCATACTGTAGGACAACATGATGCTTTAAGACATAGTGTTACATTCAGTGTAGATTATTATGATTTCTGGGTAAAGAGTAGAATGGATACATATTGGTTATATGAACTATTAAGTGGTAAAGTTAAAGAACTAGGAGATAGACAATCTATATTAGATATGGCTACTAATAGTACATCTAATGTTGGTGATTTCAAATATAAGTATGAAGGTAGCGCTGAAGATAAATTTAATGAATTTGCTTTTGATCCTAATGCTAATACTGTTGTTGGTCCATATGATGAAAATAGTAGTTTCCAATTAGCACATACTGGTTATACACCACCTGCTTCAGATAGATTTAATGAAGTTGCTTATGATACTAAATATAAAACTTATGATAATGATAACTTTAATCTTAACCTAAGAAGTGGTAACCCTACTCCTAATAATAGTGATAAGATGGGTATAGAATATTCTAATGAAGAAGAAAAGAAAAAAGCATCTTCAAATAATTTACCAGCTTAAGAAAGGTTAATTATTATGGCTAATATACCACAAGAAATTATAGACCAATTTTATACACAACAAGGTGTTCAAAATCTAATAATAGACAATTATGGTTATTCATCTGTTATTAGTCCAACAGGTGATTTTCAATATTATAATAGTAAAGAATTAGCTGTATATAGATTAACTGTATTGATATGTACTACTGAAGGAACTTATATTAATGATCCTGGTTTTGGTGTAAAGATAGAACCATACTTTAAAAATAATGAGTCAGCTATTGAAACCTTAAAGAATGATATTGCTAGAAAAATAGCTAAATATGAAAAGGATCTAACATTAACTGGTATTACTCATAAAGCAAGTGGAAAAAATAAGAGTTTAAGTTTACAACTTAACTTAAGATATAATCCTACAGGAGAAAGCGTAGTCTTGAGCTTTGGTTTCATAAAGGATATGCAAGCATTAACTAGACTTCTCTAAAGCTACATTTTAACCAACAGCTTAAGAGAAAGGAGATAAAACTAGTTATGTCAATGCCTACGTTTTTAAGACCTTTTACACATCTAGATTATACAGATGAATATCTAGATTTAATGTTAAATAAGTATGGTATAATGAGACCTAATTATTTCTGTACTTATTATAAATTTGATTATAATGCTTCCATATTAGATGATAGAAAACATATAGATAGTGGCACTTATCATTTAGCTGATGATATGAGTGGAAGAAAATGGAAGAAGATTCAATTAATGCCTGTATGGTTAGTAGAAAACCATGGTCCTATTACTCCTACTATGAGAGAAGATGGTGTACTTACAGATTTTAGAACTAGTATAGTTATACCTGATTATATGGGAGTAAGACCTACACCTAAAGATTTTGTATATCTATATAATAATGTAAGTAATAAGCCTTCTGAACAAGAACCATTATTTCAAGTAGTGAGTAGAAGTGAATCTTTAATGGGTAAAAGAAAATTCTATAAAATAGATATGAAGAATAACTTTAGAAAAGTTTATCAATTAGATAATGTTGAGCATATATCTACTCAATGGATATATGTCAATCACTTCAGAAAGATATTTAGTTTAGAAGTAGGTAAAAGATTGATGGAAACTTTATCTTTTAGTTATGACTTCTTTAAAGATATTATTGATGGAAAGTATATTAATTATGATGCTAGCATGGATCTATACAATGCTAGATATACATTACTAAAAGAATAATCATATAGAGGAGCATTGTATATAATGGCTAATAATTTAAATGTTATACCTAACAATTTCATATTATCATCTGCAGAAAGTGTTCGTAAAAAGATACTAGATAGATTAGTAGAATACGAAGAATTACAAGGAGTAGATTTAAGTAAGGCTACATTCTTATCATATATAGTAGATACTTTATCAATGTTATCTGCTGATAATAGTAATGCTATATCTTTAAGTAAAAGAGAATCTTATCTAGTTACAGCTACATTACCTAGTTCTATTTATAACTGGGCTAGTTATCTTTCTTATACTAAAGGCTTTGCTAAACCTAGTACTGTAGATGCTTTACTATCTATACCATTAATAGGTTTTACTCATGATGTTGATTTTGATATAGGAGTAGATACCAGGTTTAAAGCTGATAATATTATATATACGAATCCAGAAGAAAACTATCATTTTAGTTATAAAGAAGATACCAATAGTTTAACAGTTACAGGTTCTACTGAAAGTAGTCATAGAAATATTAATGTCATTATAAGAGATAATATTGCTTATTTGGTATTACCATTAGTACAAGTTGTAAAAGAAGAACAGGAAAGATATATACCTTATGATTTAAAAATATATCAACCTTATTCATTTACTGTTCAATATAATGATAGACTATCTGATATTAAAGTATTTGTAAAACCAGATGCCAATGCTGAAAGTGAAGAATGGAAAAGAGCTGATTCTTATTTCAATATGGGTATAGGTGAAAAGAAATATTACTTTAATTATGATAGTAATAATACCGTAAGAATCATGTTTGGTAATGATATCTTTGGTAGACAACCAGATCCAGGTTCCATTGTTGAGATAGTCTTTTATGAAACTAAAGCTGATAAAGGTGCTATTATACCTGGTTCATTAACCAAGATGTCAAAGATTAATTATACTGATGATAACGGTAGAATTAAAGCTGTCACTATTAATGTAACTAATGTCATAGCATCTACTACTGGTGTTACTGATGAAAGCTTGGGTGAAACTAGAAGAAAAGCTATTGCTAGATTCCAAGCTAGACAAAGAATAGTTACTAGTTATGACCATGACCAAATTAAAGATATAGTAGCTACTCCATTACCTTATGATTTTAGTAAGTCTATATTAAAAAGAAGTGATCTTAAAAGTAATGAAGTTATATTATATGTAGTAATACCTGATACTCATTTAGTAAGAAATCCAGAAACTATTATAAATACACAAGAAGAAAGTCAATCTTTAACTCAAACTATACCTGTTCCTACTTCATCATTAAGTGGAGAGATACCTAGTGATACAACACAGTTTATGCCATATAAAGTATTTACTGAAGATGACATAGAATATGTATGTCCATTAGGATTCATTAAAGAAACAGATTCATTCGGATATTATTTCTATCTAGTAAATGATGCTAGTGTTACACCTGAAGTAACTATTTGGAATCAAGTATTATATCCTTTAAGTTTTACTAAATTAGAAATATTAACTGATAGTAACTATAGTGAAATTACATTTACATTAGATTATTATAACTTAAATAATACTGTTGATATGAATAATCTAGATATCAATATGTTTATGACATATAGTAATGATTCTAAAGGCCCATATCATTGTAGTATAGATATTGAAAATTCTAAGATTATATATAGTGTACCAATGGAAGATATTAGAATTGGCAACTGTAAAATAGAATATCAAGTTAAAGATACAACTACTAATCAGAATATAGCTAAGATAGATGTTAATTATACATTAAAGAAAGAACTTAGAAATTATATCTATAGTAATATATCTACTAATCAGAATACTAATATTTCTAAGATATATGATATACCATGTATCAAGAAATCTTATATGGATAATCTAAGTACTGATGAAAAGATTAATTTTGAAACTAATATTATACAGAAGTTAGTAGCTAACAATTCATTAGATGATTATAGAATGATGAATGTTAGTATCAATATTAAATTTGCTAGAACTTGTGGTTATTCTAAAAACTATGATTTAAATGTAACTACTAAAGCTGCTGTTATAGATATAGTGAATACTCCACCTGTAGATGCTCAAGAAGGAAATAGATTCATAGTTGGTGAAACTCCTACTGGTGATTTTATTGGTAACAATGGTAAAGTAGCTATGTATAGTAATGGTAGCTGGTACTTCTTAGATTCTGCTCCTGGTGACATTATATATGTAGTTGCTAAAGATAAGAAGTATACTTATAGTGGCAATGCTAATTATTGGTTTATACCTAAATTTGAAATACCATATAAGATATCAGTATATGTATATGTCAATAGTGAAGCTGATAATGAAAGTGTTGTAGCTCAAGCTGTAAAGAATCAGATATTATATGTCTTAGCTAAGTATAGTGATATTCAATTAGATCAACATAGAAGTTTAATGTATCAAGCTATTCAACAATTAGGTTCTTATATTGACCATTGTGAAATTAAGATACCTGAAGTAGATATAGTCTATAATTATGATATAGATAAATTTACTAAAGAACAATTAAAAGAATATGTTCCAGAATATATCTATACTGATGAAGAACACATTCAAGTAAAGGTAATTAAAGTATGATTAAGCATAAGTTAACTTTAAATGAAGATACATTAACTAAGAATATCATTAGAGGTAATTACTTAATGGCATTGGTTAATCCTAAATTACCTGGTGCCTTTAAAAGAGGTGATAAGTTCACTTCTAAACCTAAGTATATTATTATACATGATAGTAACTGTCTTAATCATACAGATGCTGCTTTAATTACAACTAGTAGAGAACCTACTGTTGGTAACCTTAAGATTAATAATATTGTAAAGAATGGTGATGATGATTATAACTATCATTTCATAGTAGATAAGATAGGTGATGACTATGAAGTTATAGCTGGTAGGCCTATGAATATTCATTGCCATTTTGATAATTTAGATAAGGCCTATGAAGATTCTATCCATGTTATAATATTATGTGATCTTAATGTAGATATGCCAGATAATAGATTATATAAAATCTTAGCTTATAGATGTTTAGCGCCTTTAGTTAAGATGTTGAAAATAGCCTCAGATCCTAGTAAGGCAGTATTTTTCCACGATGAGATAGAAACAAAATCAGATAAGAGGTGCCCAGGAGATTTCTTAGCTAAGGAATTACTGTTGTCACAAATAAGGAGATATTTATAATGGCTAATGAAAAGAAACTAGAAATCAAAAAGAGAAGTGCTTTAGGTGAAGGCATAAGTAAATTCTCTTCTAATTGCGCAATGGCTTTAAGAGATTCTGCTGGTGATTTAAAGCAATTATTCCAACAAGAAAAAGCTAATATGCAAAAGAATATAGGAATGCCATTACCTATATATGATTCAGCATTATCATTATCTTACGCAGCATTAAAGATGCCAGATACTATGGTAAAGAAAGCTTGTGGTCCTATATTCGGAAGTATATTATCAATCTTCTATAATAATATTATATCAACATTTGAAGTCTTAGTTAGACTAGTAGATGTAAGAACTTATAAAGCAGTTATTATGTCTATTATAGGTGTCATTAAGAATTGTTTCCCTAAAGTATTTACTACATTATGGAATGGCTTAGTTGATATGTTATCTAAATTGTTTGGTGTTATTAAAGCTTATGTTAAAGGTGAAAAATATATAGCTATGATATCTAAAAGACAAATGCTAACAGAAGCTAAACATCAATCATTATTAAGAAGAATGACTAATTGGGTAAAAGAAAAAGCTGCTAAGGTAGCTGAGTATTGTAAGTCTACATTGGCTTGGATATTAAAAAGAGGCTGGAATGGCTTTAGTTATATATACTTAAAGTTTGTATATCCTATAGCTCAATGTGTTTCTGAAAACAATAAGATTAATTTTGCTTTTAGTCAATTTAAATCTAAAGCTGGTATAGCTAATATGGCTGCTGATGTAGGTAAATACTTAGGCTTCGTTGGAATAGGTGCAGCTGCTTCTACTACATTAACAGGATTATTATTACCAATGAGTGGCTTATTTGTAGCATTCACTAGTATCACTTATGCCTTTACAATATTTGGTTGGCTTAATTCTGCAGGTAATGTTATTGACATGGCTAGTATGTTTACAGATGTCATGGAAGATATGGAACTCATTTAAAGAATTGATTCCATTACTTATGGTTATATATAATAATATCAAAGGAGAAGAATAATCATGTCAGGTATATTAGAAACTAATGTAATAGATGCTTATCTTGATATGAATTTCTTCTTCTCTAAAGGTATTAATAGTGATAATAGATTAAGTGAGTTTATATCTAATGTATGTGAATATCAAGGTATGACCACTTATGATCCAGAATCGCAAAGTACTAAATTCTTTGACCAATTATTCTGTGATAGTAATCTTTTTAAAATATTATTTACAGATGATTTAAATTCTAAATGTAATAGTGTAGACCATTACATACTTAATGTAAAAAGATGTAGATTAGAATTTAGTCCTACTCAAGTTAAGTTTAAATATGATAAATACTTAAGAACTAATGGCTTAAAGTATTTAACTAAACAAGGTACTGAATTATTTTTAGATAATGAAAAAGATATCTATATGGTAGGTATATTAAGAGATAGTAAAAAGTATACTTATCAAACAGATAATTCTATTCATGATTTACCATTAGAAGAAAATGACTTTAAAGAAAACTATGTAGATCTATTTGATACATTCCCGATATTATCTCAATTAATAATAATAGAATTGTTTTATCTGCATTATAACCTAGAAGATGATTTCGTTAAATATGATATCATCATGGCTATAATTAAAAAGTTACAAGGATTAGATAAGAATGTACCATATAATCTAACTTGTATATTATATGCTTATTTAGTATTAGTAAAAATATCTGTTACTAAGATTAATAGAGATGATGCTGTATACCCAGCTGATTATTGGGAGAATGAATAATGTCAGATAATAATCAAATAGATAAGACTATTACCAAAGTAATAGAATATATAGATTGGTATAAAGCTTACGATGATAGTGATGACGAAGGTAAAAGAACACTAGTTCTTAAATACCCTAATGAAATATCATCATTATTAGTAGAAGTTAAAACTAAAGTTGAAACTTATTTTAAAGAAGTAGTAGACCAACCTGTCTATAAGACTAATGACTATCTAAGATTAAGAAGATTTCTAATCTATTGGTATGCTTCATTTAATACATTATGTGTACAAGAAAAGAAAGTATCTGACATTGACTTTATAGATAAAGGATACTTATTAAGATCTTTAGGTTATGAACTATACAATGAACATAGTGACATACATCAAAAGACATTATGTACTGAGTTATCTGATATATGGGCACAGAAAGGTACTCATCTAGCCATGTCTAAAATGATGTCAATGTTAGACATCAATAATTTTACATTATATGAATATTGGTTAGACTTAGACTATTCAGATAATCAATTAAGATTTACACCTGTAGCTGTAGAAGATTTAAGTTACAACACAGGCACATTAGCTTTAGATCCACCTCCAGTAAAACCTTATTCAGCTGTAGTTGACGGTGATCCACATTGGTATATGACTGAAGAAGAAATCAGAGAAGCAGAACAATCTGGTGATTTAAGTATGCCTTCTCTTAGCCCTTATGTAGGTCTAGTATCTGCTAACGATTGGGTAAAGAATTCTAAGTACGTTAATGCCTATGCAGATAGAATATGTAATGATACTTATAATGATTATTTAACTAATCCTAATTTCAATCTTAGAAACTATCAAAAATATTATTTCTATATAACTAGTGAAAATATTAGCTTATTAGAATTATATCTAGCGATAGGTTATACATATAATACTTATTATAACAGAACTAATATTGAACCAAGAGATGGTATTACCGAAAGGGTGCCACAATTTAATGGCAGTACTGAAAAACTATATGATGAAGTTCAATTCGTTACTGAATTTAATAGAACTTATAGGAGATCCTATTCTACAAAAGAAAAGAAACAATTACTGGAGGAGGCTAAAGTCAAATGGCAGACTTTGAATCCTATCACTTGTTGGACCTATGAAGAATGTAAACAGATATTACAAGATATATCACCTACCATATATAACCTATGTAATACTATGTTATCTAGTAATCAAGGTTATGACTTATTAATAGAACTATTAACTATGTTTGATTATTATATAAGTCATGATACAGGTCTAACAGCATATACTTCATTGTTCATGTTATTTGACCCATTAAAAGAATATAGAGATAAGATAAGAAAAGTCTTTGATTTCTTCAAGCCTATACATACAAGATTATTAGATGCTATGTCTTATATGATAATAAGTGATTTACCTGGTGATTGTTTTGCTACAGATGAACACTTAAGAATAGAAGTATTAGAAAAGCTTTATGAATATTATAATGACATAGCTGATAAGATTAAAATCAAAATATATCAAAAGTTTAAAGATAATATAGGTAGAGGATACCCAGATATGTACTATGACTTTGTAGATTTACTGTTCGTTCAAAGAATAATAGAACCTACATTGGAAATAGAAGATAAGATATTGAAGATTAATATCAAACAATTATTCGTAGAATGGTATACTCTATATAGAGATAAGGTATCTATTAAGCCTATTCTTAATATTAAGCAAGATAGAATAAGATTTAATCAGTTACCTGATCCTGATGAAAACCCGTGGTATAGTGGTGCTATCATTAGAGATGAAGAATCTAAAATTATTAAGAATAGGTTTGCTGAAGAATTATCTTTAAAAGATAGTTTTAATATTAGAGATATAGTCTTTAAATATCATGATAATGAAATAGTCAAAGATGATTATTATGGTTATCTATATAGTAGATATGTCGAAGAAAGATTGCCATTTAAAGATAACTGGGAATTTAGTAGAATATGTCATAAGATTGAAGAACTATATAATATTAATGATAAGACTAGATCTCCTATCTTTAAGTTTAATGTTGATAAGTATATTCTTATTGATGACCATGTAAGAATCATTATTAATAATAGTGGTATTAGATTTGATACTATGACTTGGAAATATGATGGTGATGATTATTATATCACTTATGACCAAATTGATGATAGAAGAATTGGTGATGTATTAGCTAGCGTAAGAGACTTACAAGATTCATTAGTTAGAGTACTTACATTATATACTGATAATACTATTACTATGAAATCTAAATCTAGATTTAGTGGTTCTTTAGTCTTAAAGCAAATAGATACTAAAATACTTATTGATCCTGCTTTATGGATATTAGATGAAGATACTAATATGTATAAGTATACTGTTGATGTTAATAATTATCCAAGCATTGAACCTAATAAGAATTATGTCTTAAGTGTATTAAATAATCAAAAAGAAGTAGTAGATACATTAGTTAATTTCAATGGCAATATTATTACATTAACATCTTCATTAAATTTCAAAGGCACTATATTAATAGTAGCTGCAGAAGTAAGTAAGACATTTGATTCTATTAATGACTGGGTATATGATGAAGAATCTAATATGTATAGATTAACATTGAATCCATATCTAAATGGTTTAGATAGTAGAGTCAAAGAATATATTGCCAGTGTTAGAGATACTGAAGGTGACGAAGTTCAAATGGCAATGAATTATACATACCAAGGTAATGTCACTTTAGTATCATCTATGAGAACTGATGGTAATATAGTTGTAGTTGGTGATATTTAGGGTTATGAAAAAATTTAATCTTTAATTTAGGAATAATATTCTTTCAGGAGGAATTTAATATAATGACTGAATTTAAAAAGAAACCTATTGTATTAGCAATAGCTGATAATGAAATTAAGAACGTTAAAGATAAGGTATCTGTATCTGAAAAGATACCTGAAACTTTAAAACCTAGAAAAGGCTTCGTTCAAATTATAGATAAGAAAACTGGTGAATATCTTGTAAAAGATAAACCTTGTGAATTTGGTGGTACTGGTAAAAATAATCTTATCGTTTGGCAAGGTAGAGAAATAATACCTCAGATATTATTTGATAAAAATAGAGTAGCTGATAGTGGTGAAAAAGATTTAAGAGTAAGATGGCTTAGTATTGGTAGTGGCGGTGCAGATCCTGTTTCTCCATTAGTTCCTATAGCTCCATCTACTGATAATACTCAACTAAATAATGAAGCTATTATAGATAGTACTAATCCATTATATACAGATGGTGGTAGAAAGAAACCATTTGATTCTATTACATTTGAGCAAGATACTGAAAATGAAAATAGATATCTAATTGCTAAAGTAACTACAACAATATTATATCAAGATGCTATTGGTGTAGATCTTAATGAAATGGCATTATGGTTAAGTAATACTAATGATCCATTACAAGCTAATGTATTTAAGATGTTGGCTAGAGTAACTACATCTACTATTAGAATAGATGCAGATAGAGAACTTATTGTTCTTTGGTATATCTACTTCTAATCATAATATGCAAGTGAGGAGAGGGTTACCTATTTCAAACCTAAAGTATAGATTATTAGGGGGTACTCCTCTCCTTTTAATATATAAGACAATAATATTATTAAACTATATTTGAAAGGAACCAATTTTAATTATGTCTATTGAAATAGGAAACATTGATACCCTAAATAATGAATCATCTATATATAATAAGCCTACTATTAATTTACCTAATAGTGATAAAGTAATAGCTGTTAATCCTGAAAGGTTAGATTATATATTAATAGAAAGATTATTTGAACCTAAATATAATGTTTTTGGTTGCCAAGTAATTGGTTATGTAAAAGAAACTAAACAACAAGTAATCGTAAGACCTGACCAAATAAGATTAATACTAGAAACATTATTATATGGTAAAGATGAGATAAATGATTTTAAAGATCTAGAAACAATATTTTCTGAAAATGAATTAAAAGGAATGTTTCCTGAAATTACTAAAGATAGTCAAAGAATATTAATAACATTCACTAAAGGGCAACCTGTATTAATAGGTGTCAATTATATAGATACAAAATTTAAATTGATTTATATACTAAAGGAACTTATATATACATTAAATGGACAAGAAGCTGATATGAGAAGTAAAGCTACATTACAGCAATTCATGATGGCATTAAGTGCTGGTGTAGGTGGACAAGGTCCAAAGAATATGTCTAAATCAGGCATAGTATATTAAAAAGAATAATCCTACCTCGTTCGTGTATTTTGTCATATTTCGTTTTACCTCTTTGATATAATGGGTCTGGGTTGAAATATACCTGGACCCATTTTTTGTCTATAATCATATTTTAAATGAAAGGAATCATCTTATGCCTACTCAGAAATACAATCCATATTCAATAGCATTATCATTATTAACAGAAACTTTAACTAAAGATAATATACCATTAGTATCTAATAATATTAATCCTACATTAAGTAATAGTATACCAGAAGAAGGTTTTGATAGTGATAAATTAAAAGAATGGCTAGTTAATTATCAAAGGAATAATACTAAAACCAAAAGAACCTATAGGCAATATAATGCTTATGAAGTATTAAGTTGTCCTAGACAAATGTATTATTTAAGACAAGGCGCTCCTTATGATGGTAATAGAATTGCACAATATCCATATTCTACTATTAAAGCTTGTATGGGTGAAGTAGTAGAAAAATTATTATTATCTATGTATAATCAATGTGATGGTACTAAGTGGAGAAATGGAATAAGATTAAATTGGAATCCTGTTTCTTATAATTTACAGTATCCATTTAATATAGTAATAGATGGATTATCATATAATGAAGATGTTATATTAGATTGTAAGTTTACAGATACACCTGATGATTTTCATATTAATCAAGTTAAGTTATATGCTTTAGCTTATGAAGAAATGATGAAAAAGGAATGTATCAAATTTATAGAAGTTATATATCTTAATAGTAGTATGAATACTATTACTAGAAGAAGAGAAGCTATTACTGATGAAACTAGAAAGAATGAGTTTCCTAATATTATTAATAGGATTCAACGATATGATTATTGCTTAAGAAACCATGTGTTACCAGATCCAGAAAAACATAATTGTAATTTCTGTTTATATGAATCTATATGTAAGAGAAATGAAAACTATGTAGATTGTCAACAAGCTATCAATATAGGTAAAGATAAATCTAATAATGAAACTGAATTAAAGTTGCCTCAAGAAAGTAATACCTCTAATAATACCCAACAAACTACTAACGATAACAATCTAACAATATTATTCTAATTTATAAGTATTAACAAGAATCTACTAGGGAGTTTACCATGGTTATTACATTTCCTGTATTGATAAGCGAAACTGTAGATAAGGAAATGTTACCTTATCTTATTAAGGCTGTAGAAAGAAGAGTAGCTTTAGATTATTCATCTTTAATAGAAAAAGATATTAGATCTAAACTAGATAAGATGCATATTGAAAGCACTACTACTAAATTAATGAATTATGATTTACAGCCAACTTTAAGATTACATCTTAATGAAGATAGGCCTATGTTACAAGAAGATGTTGGTAGCTATGGTACTCAGATAATAGATAATGTAGAGTCTAATAAGTTATTAAATGACCAACCTTATTTTATCACTATAAGAGTAACTACCACTAGTAAAGTTGTTCAAGACTTTACTTTTGGTTTTAAAGGATTATCATTGGTAAGTAAAGATGCTTTAGAAATATTTGAAAAGAATCTTGATAGTTCTAGATATTGGATATATAGAAAAGCTAGACAATTATTATCTGATAAGAATGTATGGAAATTAGTTGATATCTATAAAAAGATGTTTGGTGGTAAAGAAGATCCTAGAATGGTATATACTGAAAAAGTATTATTTAGTGAAAACGTAGAAAGAATATGTATCTTATCTACTAATGATATTAATAAGGAAACATTTGAATATTCAAAGAAAGAAGATGTTCCTTTAAGTGTAGGTAATCTTAAAAGATCTCAATTCAGTACATTATATGTAGATGATAGTCTTAATAAGAGAATCTATTGTTGGGATCAAGATGATATTAAATTTGCTAGTATTATCACATATGATATGATATATAAGAATACTCTTAATGTCTTACCTGAACAGATAGATAAAGCTAAACAACGTAATACTTCATTATTCTCTAAAAGAGCACCTACATCTTTTGCTTTTAAGAATATGTTTGGAAAGAGAGGATAATTAATATCATGGCATATAATACTTTGAATTATGGCAGCTATACTTTAGAAATGCCTAGAAACGGTTTTGAAACTGAAAAAGAAAAAGATATGTTCATTAAGAACTGTGTAAGATTAGCTAGGCAGACACCTGAATATAAGGATTGGGTAAGATATGTCAAAGATATGTTAGGTTATAAGACATGTCTAATTACAGGTGAAACATCTGATGAAGTTACTGTTGAAATACATCATCACCCATTAACTATATTTGATATCACTAATATTATAGTATCTACATATATCAAGAATAATATGAAGTTTACTAGTATGAATGTCGTTAATGATGTCATGACACTACATTATAATAATAAGATTGGTTTTATACCATTATGTACTACATGGCATGAAAAGTATCATAATGGTTTTGCAGTAATACCACCTAAGTTTATAACAGGTGAATGGAATTATCTATTAACTACACCTGGTTATGAAGTAATACCTGAACTAGTAGATAAGTGTAGTGAATTGATGGATGATAAGAATAATGCTTTTGATAATGAAGCTAATAATTGGAAGACTATAACTAATGGAGGAATTATCAAAGATGAGTAATTCTTCTAACCCTAATATGAATATATCAGTAGATAGTGCTAGACAATATAAGTCTAATTTAAATAGTGATAATTATAGAGATCTATTTAGAATTACTGCTTATGTTGAATATGCCAATTCTACTATTAAACCTAGTACTATAGTTTTCTTAGATTTTAATAATGAATTCTTAGATACTAATAGAGCTTTTATATTAAGTCAATCCGTTATAAAAGAATTTCAACCTAGATGGACTTATAGACCTAATTACTTATCTTATGATATGTATGGCAGTCAACTATTTACATATCTATTGATGTATATAAATGATGCTAGTAGTGTATTAGATTTTAAATTTGATTATGTCAAAGTTCCTACTACTAGTTGTATTAAGGAATTAGCTATTAGTAATCAAAGGTTATACCCAGATAGAAATATTATTAAAGACATTAAATTCGCTTAAAGGAGTAATTAATTAAACATGGATACATTTACATATTCTAAGATTCCATTAAGTATAGAAGATACTCCTTTTTCTTATATTATTAATATAGATGATTATAGAACTCTATCTCATATATTAGATGTAATAGTTCAAGAAAAGGTAAGTCATCCTATACTAAAAGGTATATTTAATAAGATACTTAAAACTATAGATAATACTACTAATAGTTTATCTAAATGTTTAAAAGATAGTAGAACTATTGATTTAAAGAAATTAGAAAGATTAACTAAGAGTGGAGAAAAATTATTAATATTAGCTAATAATCCTGATTATTATTCTTTCGCTAGTTATACTAAAGGCTTTGAAACTAATGTAGATAATCTAGTATATAGTAATGCTAAATGTGTATTATATAATGTAGGCCAATTAGAATCTACTGGTTCTATTAGTGTAGTGCCTAGTAATGCTAATGTCTTTTTATCAAGCTTACTTTATGCTTATACATTATTAAATAATGCTAAGTTATATAATAAGTTAAATACTGAAGTAATAGCTAATATTGGTATAGTCTATTATAGTATGATGTTATCTTCATTTGGTAGAAAGAGTGGTTTACTTGTAAGTGAAAGAAAGAAGAAAGAATTCTTATTCTTCTTAAGTTGTAGTTTAGCTTATGGTATATATGTACCTGATAATAAGTCAGTAGCTAATTTAAGACAATTCTTAGGATATTGCTCATCTATAGGTGGCAATGCTTATCTAAATGAATACCTAGTTTCTATAAGTAAAGCTATTAGTGATAATAGAGATATCTGGGATAAGGATAATTATAATTCTTTTGAAAAGTTATCTACATTAGCTAGAAGATTAGACTTATTAGAAATTAGCGAAAGTGAAATGAAGATACAATGGTTTAAATTATTAGGTAATTATGGTGTAATGGCATTAGAAAATTATCCTAGATTTTGTGCTTATATATGTGCAACTTATTTACCTAACAGTTATCTTAATAGCACTATGAAGATATATAATAAGAATGCTTATGAATATCTAATGGAATATCTATTAAAAGATATCTATACTTTCAATTAAGAAGGAACTATAATATCATGTCATTACAGAAATTTTCTAATATGCAACCTCAAGAATTAGAAGCTAAGCTATTAAGCTTTAAGCAACATCTAAGATATATACCTACTAAGATAGGTGAAGATAGTGCAGATAACTTTATCATTAGATTTAAAAAGTTTATATCTAAACTTAATCTAAATGATATATTAACTAAACCTCAAGATGTATATCAAAATCTATTAGATACATTACACATAGATAGAGACACATTAGAAAACATAGTGTTATTAGCATTAGGTATAGCTGCTTCTTGGAGAACTATAACTATAGTTAAACAATTAAATAAGTTTACTCCTAATGGTCAAAGCCAAGCTGCTATATGGTTAAATAGATTTACTATCATATCTACAGTATGTAGTATCTATATGACATTAATAGAAATATATGCTATTAAAGTTGATGCTAAAATTAAAGAAGGTGCTTACCAATATGTTAAAGATAGATGGCAAGCTACATTAGATCTATTAAAATGTATAAAAGAAAATTGGTATAAACCTTGGATAATAGTAAAGAAATTCTTTGCAGATTACTTTGTAAAAGCAACTTTAAAATATTGGGAATGGGAATGGCAAGTAGGTAAGATAGACCCATTAAAAATATATCATTCAGTATTCATTTGTAACTGGACAGTAAATGCTGCTTGGATTGTATGTTCAATATTATTAGCTATGGAATTATATCAAGCTGATGGTTATAGAAAAATAATAGATTCTATAATGGGCAAAGCTCAAGTTAAAGGAATAGCATAATTATGAGAGTATCTAGAATAGGTGATGTCACTAGTCATGGTGGTGTAATAGTAACAGGTGCTAGCACCGTAAGAAGTGATGGTATACCTGTTGCTAGAATAGGTGATATTGGTATATGTGTATTACCTGAGCATCCTAGTACATTTATAATAGTGACTGGTAGTGGTACAACTGAAGTAGAAAATTCACCTGTTGCTAGAGAAGGATCTGCTACTACTTGTGGTGCTATTATTGTAAGTGGAGGGAGCTGGGAAGATAACGGTTAGTTAAATAATTCTTCTTCGGCTCTCTTACATATCTTTAAACTTTCTTGTATCTTATATGATACCCAATAATTAGATATAATATTTAAACACATCATTGGCAATAATAAGATAAATACTTTTGGTGTGAAAAATATTAATGAACTAAAACATAAAAGTAATAGTGCTAATATATAAATCTTAGCATAAGTTGAAATTCTTTTAGCTTCATCTATATTCTGTTTCATTATTTAGATTTTCCTTTCAACTTATCATATTCTCTACTACCTTCAGTAGCTTTCTTTAAATCTAATGGTAGAGTATCATCTAAATCACTTAACCAGATGTGTTTCATTTTTCTTTTGAATAATTCTTTAACGGTATATATATGTAAGTTAATTAAAACAGCTCTATTATATTTACCAATTCTTTTACCCTTCTTATACATATTCCAAATAGAATGTAACTTATTATGGATTTCATTTAGTTCATTATCTTTACTAGACTTAATATTATTAGTAGTAATGACATTTTCTGTTTCTTTTTCAGAAACATCTTTAGTAGGTTGTTCTACTGCTAGTAATCTATTATTAATAATAGATTGTAATTTTCTTAAATGATTTATATATGTAAGTTTATCCATAATAGTTATATTCTCACCTATCTCCAGAATTGGTACCAGGGTCAGGTATAAAATCTGCAGGTGGGTCTGCTTCTCCACAGTTACTAGAAACAGAGGCAGCATCAAATGCCACAGCAGAACCAGTTAGTGATACTTTACCACTACCACCTATTCTGCTCTCACCATTAGTAATTATATCCACCCCACTCGATTTTATTCCTATTTTATCACAGCTAATACCAATATAAGGAGCATCTAGATATATAGCAGAATTAGCATGAACTCTTACGATATTATTACTACTAATATTAATATCATTAGTATTGGTATTAACATTTACATAGTTGCCATTTTGGTCAGATATTAAAATCTTTTCATTCTTGCCATCTTCAATTAATATAGTCTTTTGATTACCCTTAATAGTATAAGGATCTGTGATAGAATTTTTCTTACCAGTTATTTCTATTCTACAGTTATCATTGTCATCACTTATAATAATAGTTCTACCTTGTGGACTTCTAAATATAAGCCATCGTTCTTCAGGTTTACTACCTTTTAACATTTCAGGAGGAGCAGGTTTACTAGCACTATCAAATGCTGCAAAGTAATAAGGTCTACTACTATCACCATTTTCAAAGAATATCCAGACAGCACTATTACTAGGAGGTATCATAAAAGTACCACAGTATTCTTGTTTGCCATTATTAGAATCCTTTTTAGGAGATGTATTATAATCATGCCTACCACCTACAGGATTATTAGCAGGCCAAGCCCACACACCAGTTTCTTCTTCTTCCATTAATTGTGGTATAAACACTTTTACTCTTCCATAAGAATTTCCACTAATGTTAATCTCAGGGTCTCTATTATCTAATACTATACCTCTATAGAAACCAAATAGATTATTAGACCCCATGGTAGACACTCCTAAAAATATAGTTAAAAATAAATGAAATTTATAATAATTTTGTAAACCCAAAGATAGGAGGGATAATCTCAATATGGCTCTAACACCATCAGAATGGGATGCTATCCAACAACGTGCTGTTAATCCATTTAGGTCTAATGAGTCTAATGCGGTTAATAGATTAACACGTATTATTACTTTAGGACAGGATGCCATTCTTAAAGATAACAATATAGAATCTATTGATTTTAAAACTATTGAAGTTATTGCTAATAGTTATATTAAAGATGATGTCTATATTCAATTTGATGACAACGTAGCAATAGACTTTACTGATGAAGGCAATTATTATAGCTTAACTGATAAAGGTATGAATAGACCTGGTGTATATTATCTAGTATTACATTATGTCTATAATGAAAGTATACCTAATCCGATAGCTACTATTAAAATATTAAAGAATGAAGAAGAACTTACTGAACAATTTATACTATTAGCTAAATGTAATGTAGTATATAATCATACAGAACATAGGTATGAAATCTTATCTTTTGATTGTAGTGATTGCCCTTATGTCAATGTTAATAACCTTAAAGAAAACATTAGAAACGAATTCTTATCATTATTGAATTTCTGTAGTGGTAATGAATTAAGATATGAAGCTTTAGAAAAGAGAGTTACTAGGTTAGAAATATTGCATGGTTTAAGACCTGATATAGTACCAGAAGAAGGAGATGAAGAATAATGTCTACTGAAGTTAAAAGCGTAGGTCAATTAATTAACAATACTAATAGACTTGTTGATAATATGACTACTAGACAAAATACTTATTTTGATACTTTCGTTAATACAGAACCTAAAGATGTTGAAGTTGAAAAATACAATTCTGATGGTTCTACTTCTATTATTGATATACCTAATGTTGCTAAAATTAAAGAAGAATTTGATACATATAAAACTAATGTAGCTAATAATATACTTGATATCAAATTTGAAAATGGTGTATTAATAATAGGTAATACTGTTAATGAATCTATTAATCAATAATCTATATAGAAAGGTAATATAACTATTATGGCTGAAAAAGAAGTAGAACAACTTTGTATTAAAACTCAGGCATTAATAGATAACCTTGATGAACAAGATTCTAAGTATGAAGAAATCTTTTATAATACTGAACCTGAAACAGTAACTGTTAATCTTAAAGATTATGAAACTGGTGAAGATAAACCAGTTACTGTTGATAGCTTTAAAAAGATAGAAGATGATACTAATACTTTTATAGATGAGAATATACCTAAAAGACCTGTAGTTACCTTAACTAATAATGGTATATTAACATTTAGTAATACTATGGAAGTTCCTTGCTTCATTAATGACCTATTATTAGCTAACCATAAGAATTGTAAAATAGAAGGCGATAC